CTATCGATACTTTTAAAATTACTTTCATTATTATTACATATTTGTTTTAGTTCATCATCTAATATAATTCCAGTATTAAACTTGCAATATTTAATAAAAGACGTATACACAGTTTTTTCAGAAAATAAGAATGAACGAATAGATTTTTCATTTTTTGTATTTATTTGTGAAATTAATGAAGGGGCAATAATAATATCGTTATGCTTTCGTAAAATATTTTTATAATTAACAACAATATCATTATATTTATCTATAGTTTCATCGAAAGTAACAAAATATTCATAAGTATTTAATATATTATTATCATTACAACAAGCATTTTCTTGAAAAGGTATATCATCTTCAGTTTTTAATAATAGTGGTTGTTTATCGATGACTCTTTGTAAACTTTCAATAATACCAAATGAAAATTGTTGTATTTTACCCCTTAGTTTATTTAATCTTTGAACAGAATCATCTGTAACATTATTATATGAATTATAAATTTTTTTATCATATCCTTCTCCCATTTTATCATTAGAAATAGTTGTGATTTTTACTAGAGGAGGTAAGAATGTTTCCCATGGATTTGTTGTCCCATCACTTTTATCAACATTATTTTTTTGATTATTCATAAAATCAGTTTTTTCTTTAATCATGGATTTAATATCATCTTTTTTTAGATAATATTTCTCTAACCATCCTTTAATTTCTTTTGAAAACTTAACAGTTTCACTTTTTATAGTAGATTTTTTTACTTTTTTTAAACAATTCCATGGAGCTTCTTTGTTGTTAACTCTAAATTTTAAAGTCGCACAAGTTAAATATTCTAAAAAGTCCATTCCTTTACCCAATGGAAACCCATCTAAACTAGTAGTGCAAGGTGTAACAGATTTACCTTGTTTTATATGTGGAATAGATGTTTGAATAATAATAGCATAAATTGAGATTACACTTTTAAATATAAATTTATGATGATACTTAGTCCAACTTCTTGTTTTAGTTGGGTCTTTTGCTTCTTTACGCATCTTCTCAGTATCAGCATCAAAATCAATTTTTCTTTGTCTAGAACGTTTAATAAGACCTTTAACAAACTGATACATAAATTCATGTTTTTTCTTTGTATTAAATCCTAAATTTTCATCATATGTTTCAAATAGATTTTTTATAATAGCTTCATCTCTAGTCATTTTTTGTTGTATTACTTCTTCTTTTAATAAATTATCAGTATAACGTTGAATTTTATCATCATCAGTATTATCTATAATATCACGCATAATTATTTTTTGTCCTGATTTTTCATACATTTGTTGTTCTTCAAATGTTGTAGTTGATATAACGTGTCCACTGTGCTTATCTACATATTTATCACCTAATTCCCTACTTAATGTTCCTCTTTCATCAATAATAGATTTTAATGTTTCATCAATATTCCCTTCTTGAAATGCTATAGCCAATTGATAATAAAATGTAGGCATTAATTTTTTAGAACCTTCAGAATTTTTACAATAAAACCAATTTGGGTCCTCATCTTTTAATTTTGAATAATTTCTACAATAATTATCATGAAATTTGATTATATTATCATATTTGTTGATTTCATCAGATTCCATTAAGATTCTATCTCTAACTTCAAGATAAGGACTTGGTTCATTGTCTTCCATTTCAACCAAATTAGACAGTCTAACTTTATGATAATCATATTGATTTTTCTTATCTTTATTCAACTTTCTCAATAAAGTTAGATTATTCATGTTATTTTGTATATCATTTTCTAAACGTTTTTTTACAGTATTTACTTGTTCTATCATACTTGTTTCTAATCCTTCAATAGTTTCAGCAATTAATTCTTCTTGTAATTTACCTTTTTGATTTTTGATATCTATACATTTTTCATTTATAGTTAAACATTTACCTTTCATATTACAATTAACAAAATTTAATTCTTCAGGTGATAAATTACTTAATGTTTCATCTAATACCCATTTGTTATTTTTTCTTTTATAATATCTAAAATTATATTCTCCTGTATCAACCATAGCATATTCTCCATCAATAATTTTCTTACTACCAGTAATCATTGTGTCTGCATCTCTATCGGCATCTTCTTCTGTTAATCCTATTGTTTCTATAAGGTGATTTTTTAACAATGTCTTCTTTTTAATTAAATCATCCATACCTTTTATATATGGTAATTCATCAAGTATATCATATCTAGTATCATCATAGATTTTATCAAAATATATATCTTTATTATCATCATTTCTAATATATTCAAAACTTTTAAATTTTTTTGCTAATACTTTTGGTTCAGTTGTGCAATCAGAACCTTGTTCCATTTTATTTTTAATATCATTAATATCAGCTTTTAATGTCTCTATTTTTTCAGGAATACTTTCATAATTAATATTAGCAACATCATTTAAAGCAACACAATTATTAAATGTGACCCCATTATCTGTGTTCATTATTGTTTTAATATATTCAATATTTGTTTCTGTTTCTTTAAAATTGTAACATTTAATATCAATATCTTTAAAAGCATTGTTATCTTTAAAAAAATCAAAGAAAAATGAAATAGATTTATAGGATTTTAAATTTCGATAATAATTATTAATTGTATTTAATGACCAACCAATATCCTTATAATATTGTCGCATAAAGTTTTCAAGATGTTTCTGTATCTCAATATAATGAAATAATGTAATGTCTCTATCATATATTAAATATGGTTCTAATTTATCAATTATTTTTTGATATGATGTAATTTTTATTAAGTTATTACTCAAATCACTACATAATTCTTTAATTATATCACGTGTATTAGGTATAATATTATTTAAAAATTCTTTATAATTAATTTCTTTATCAGCATCTGATTTATCATCCCATTCAACATCATCTTTATAATCATAATGAGTAATTTGTTTATTAAACTTGTTATGAAATATTTTTTTATTATTTTTATCGAATGTTAAGTTTTTACCTATTAATTTACCATTGTTTTTCATAATTTCAAAAAGTTCAAAATAATATTTTTTATTTTGATTAACAATAACTTTTTCATATAAATTAACATTTGGTAACGAAAGTATACTTTGCTTAAAAAAAGCAGGAGCAAAAATAAAACCTTTTAAAGGTAATTTATCAGCAAATAAAAGTTCTTTAAAAATAGCTTTTCTTCCTTCTCTTTTATCATAAAAAGGAACTAATTTGTTTTTATTATATATTGCTGATTGATAATTAGTTTCTGTAACTCTAATCGCAGCATCATCACTGAGTTTTTTATTTGTATCTAAACAAATTTCATGATTAGTGATTTGTTGTATTGCGGATGAATTAAAATTATTTAGGTTATCAATTATAGTAAAATAATTATCATCAACATTTTTTTCAATTATAACATTATCCTTTAAAAATGGTTGTTTAATATTATTATTAACTCTACCATAAACATGTAAATACTTATTTTGACCTTCAGGAGTAGTATCGTTAAACATATTTTCTTGATAATCTAATAGTTCAGTAATATCTTTTTCCGCTGTAGTTAAAATAACATCATCATTAGCATCAGAGGTATTTTGAACATCACATATTTCTAATCTATTAGTTACAACAGGAATTATCCATTCTAAATTTTTATTTAATTTAAACAAAGAATTAACTAATGGTTTGTGTTCTTTTGTATTAATTTTAACACTTTCTACATATTCATCATCATTAATAATAGAAAAATCTTCTCGTAATTGTAAATATCTATTTATGATTTTATGTATTTTATTTTCAGTTTTATAATTTCTATTTGAATCTGGTATTTTAGATAGTAAATTATCTAATAAATCTTCTGTCTGATAATCAATATCATAAACACGGTCTCTTTCGACACGACTTTTAAATTCAGTTACTTTTACGTCTTTTTTTATAATTTTGATTTTATCAGCAGCAATAATATTTTCTTTAATTTCATCTTCTATTTCTTTTGAATCAAAAATTTCTTCAGGAACTAAATCATCGTCTAATAAATCAATTAAACCATCAATTTCATCTTCATTAAATGATTTTAACATATCTAGTTCTTCTTCATCTTCATCTTCATTAACTTGATCAATTTCATCATCTTTATTCCATCTTTTTATAGAAATAATATTTAAATCCTGAGGAATACCTTTGTATTCAAAATCAATTACTAATGGGGCTTCAGGATATTGGGGACTTTCTAATTCAATTTGGTCATTTTCTAAACCAACAATTTTACCTTTAATAATTTCACCACCATCGAAACTAAAATGTATAGACCACCAAGTTCCAATTTCCATACCATTTTGTCTAGCAAATCCAGGGTGTTCAGGTCTATCAACAACAATGATTTGTGTAATACTATTATCTTCTAGTTGTCCATCTTTAATATTTAATTTTCTTGAAACTTTATTTTTATCAACAATTATTATCATATCATTATCTAAATAATCTATTAAAAAATATTTATTATGATATATGGAATTAGTTTCAGAAACTAATTTAATTATAGCACCTAATTCTAACGAAACATCTTGATAACTATCAACACTCATATTACTTATATTTATAGAAGATTAATTATTTAATAAATTTACTTAAATAATTGATTATAGAATATAATAATGATTGAGCCTGCATTACAATATCATCTGCAAACAGATGCTTATAACGTCAAAAAAATGATGGAAAATGACGAATATAAAAAATCTTTTGAACACGAATTAAAATTTATAGATAATTATGATAGTAATTTAATATTAATTAAATATCAGAAAGAAAAATTAAATGATAATAATTATAATACATTAGGTAGATTTCGCTCATTGATATATGATAAACAACAACAAAAAGTAATAAGTTACTTTCCTCCAAAATCAACAAAAAATATTTTGATGAATTATGATTCTGAATACGATTTCGAAGAATTTTTTGAAGGGACAATGATAAGTTTATTTTGGTATGATATAATTGATGATTGGGAAATAACAACACGTAGTAATATAGGAGCAAAATGTTCATTTAAACCAGATGGAACAACTTTTAGAACTCTATTCTTAGAAACATTAAATAATATGAATATTGAATTAAGTGATTTTGATAAAGATTTATGCTATACATTTGTTTTACAACATAATAAAAATAGAATAGTAACACCAATCAAAAATAATAGAGTAATATTAGTTGATATGTTTAAATGTGGTGTAGATAATACAATTTATAAATGGAAACGTGAAGATTTTTATAAAATGGTACCAATTGTAATAAAAAATAAAATGACTGTTCCTGATAGATGGAAATTAGAATATAAATTTGTTTTGAATAATTTAGATAAAGCACCATATCAATTTATGGGTTATGTTCATCATAATAATGGAGAACGTATAAAATTTAGAAATGATAGTTATGAATATGTAAGACATTTGAAAGGAAATAATCCTAAAATTCAATATAGATATTATCATTTAAGAAATAATAATTTGGTAAAAGATTATCTAAAATTCTTTCCAGAACATAAAAAAGAGTTTTCTGATTTTAGAAATAAACTTCATAAATATACACGTCAATTATTTCAATGTTACATAAGTTGTTATATTAAAAAAGAGAAACCACTGAAGGAGTATGATTATAAATTTAAAACACATATGTATTATTTGCATGAAAAATATAAAAATGAGTTAAAAACCAAAGGATTTCATATCAATATGAATGAAGTTATAAATTATATAAATAGTTTAGAACCTCCAAGATTAATGCACGTGATAAATAGTGACTTAAGACATAGTAAAATAGAAATGGATAAAATAGATATTGAAAAAAAATTATCAACAAGTGAATAATTATTTAAATTGAGATTTAATAGACGCAATAATATTTTTACATATAGAAATGCTTTGTGATAACAAATCTTGAATATAATCGATAGTATTATCATCAGATTTGAAAGCGATTCTAATAATGGAATCAGAATCATGAGGATGATATTTAAGAAATCCAACAAATGATAACACTTTTTTATTTAACAAATATTCATAATGTAGAACATATTCTATTAATTTACCAATTGTATATGTTTCATTTTCTAGTTTAATATCATAACCATTTTTCAATGCTATATTTGTTTGTTGAATATCAATTTTTTGTTCTTTATTTAATTTAGATATAGTATCAAGTTTTTTAAGCAAGACATCACAAGCCATAGAAATGATTTCACGATTTTTCCAAACACCAATGCTTTCCATAGTAAAATCGAAAGAATTTTCTTTATAATATCTTTTTTTATGATGATTATCAAAATTAATCATCTTATCTGTAACATCCTCCGCACTTAAATTAGATTTCTCCAATTTATCTTGAAGTTGTTGTTCAGCATCAGCAATCTTAGCTTGGTCTAATGTATATCCATAAGCACAACTACATACTACATTGTAAGCACCATTATCTTTAGCACTAGCTAATTTAAATGTAGCTTGAATATGAAGTGTTTCACCCGAAATTTCATTTGATATTTTAGGCTTTAATCTAGAAAACAATAAGTAATCTCCAGTTACAGGATTTTTCGGAAAAATAGACTCTCTAATTTCATCATTTAAGTATTTATTTTGTTTAGGTTCCTTTAATTTAAAATCTTTAGTTGTCACTTCTTTAATATAATCTGAATCATTATGAACATGAATTTCCAACATTAAATTATCAATACTTTTAGAAAGGTCTTTAATATGAACTGGTATACATGCTAAACGCTGACATAATATTTCATTATTAAATTGTGTATCATTTTTAATTATATTAATATTGTTAGGGTCAATAACTACAGTTTCAATATCAGTTAAAATAGTACGTCTTATAGAATTAGCAACGCTAACATTAGTATTGCTAAGTGTAAATTTATACAAATGTTTTTGTTTGCCGATAATATCTACTTTGGGTTCTACAATTTTAGCCATTATATAATATAATCAATTATTTAAAATTTAAATCAATTTTATTTAATTAATATGGAAAAATCGCATTTCAAAAAACTTTCATTATAACATATGTCTATCGCACCTGAAAAACAAGAAAAAAATCAAATAATTTATTACAGTAAATATTGTGAACATAGCAATAATCTATTAAAAATATTAAGCAAAACTAAATTAAAAGATAAAATTCATTTTTTACCCGTAGACAGAAGAATAATGAAACAAAATAGAACTTATGTTGTTTTAGATAACGGTCAAGAAATATTGATGCCTGATGTTATAAAACAAGTTCCAGCATTATTATTATTACATTATGGAAATAGAACATTATTCGGAGAAGAAATATTGAAATTTTATAGACCACAAATAGATAAAGAAAGAAAATCAGCTAATCCTGGTAATGATGAACCACAATCATTTAGCACATATGAAACAGGAACACTTATGTCTGATAATTATTCATATTTAGATCAAACTTCAGATGAAATGGGTGTTAAAGGAAATGGTGGGTTAAGGCAAATGCATAGTTTTACAAAAATAGGAGACCATATAACTATTGATACACCACCAGAAGATTATGTAAAAGAAAGATTAAATGAGGATGCATTAAAAAAATATGAAGAAGAAAGAGCAAAAAATATAAATTAATTTTATAAGTTATTTAAACATAAATATTATAATTTATTATTATTATATATTTATGGAAGTTCAAAAAAGTCGTTTAGTAAAAATATTTGCAGAGCAAACAGAAGAATTATATTTAGACCTTAGAAATGTATATCCCGATAATGTTGATGTAAAAACCGGGTTAACAATTGTTCAAACAATGAAACGATTTAATCCAAAATTAATGATAAAAAAATATAAATCTGCTGTAAATGATGATTATTATGAACAAATAGTAAGAGGCGATGTTTCATTTTTTATAAATAAAAATTATATGGATGATTGTAAAAGAATAGGATTTGATGTTAAATCCGCACAGGAACAAAGTGATTGGATCGAATCTTTAAAATCTTTGTATTCTGATGCTACAGAAGAAAATAAAAAAAAACTAATAAAATATTTTCAAAATTTTTCCAAAATTTGTAGAATGTATTATAGTTAATTTTAGTTTAAATATAATTTTTTTTGTATTAATTATATTCAATATGTCTGAATCAAAACCCCCCAAGACAATTAAAGCTCCTCCGGAATTTTTTAAAATTACGAAGGATATGTTAAATGATTTGTTAACAACATTTCCTGAATATGAAGAATCAATAACAAAAGAAGAAAATGATATATTAGCAGGCGATGTTAGTAATAATGAACTTTTTGAATATTGTTGTTCAGTATATCCAGCTCGTTTTTTTGATATTTTATATAAAAATGATGATATGTTTAAAGATGAAGAAATAGATACCAAATTTTTACCAAATATAGATTTTAAATATTTTTTTGAACAAAATATAAGTGAAAACACTAAAGATACATTATGGAAATATTTACAACTTATTTTATTTACTGTAGCAGGAAATATAAATGATCAGGAATGTTTTGGTGAAACAGCTCAACTATTTGAAGCAATAGATGAAAATGTTTTAAAAAGTAAGCTTGAAGAAACAATGAAAGATATGAGCTCAATATTTGATTTAAGTAATGTTGAATTTGATAGTTCAGATAATTTTTTCGACCTTTCAAATCAAAAATTACCCAATCCTGAAGATTTAAATAACCATATTAATAGTTTAATGGAAGGTAAATTAGGGAAATTAGCTACAGAAATAGCCGAAGAAACAGCTAATGAAATGTCTATTAATATGGATGAAGAAACAAATGTAAATGAAGTTATGGGTAAATTATTTAAAAATCCAGGAAAACTTTTAAACATGGTAAAAAAAGTAGGGTCAAAATTAGATGAAAAAATTAAATCAGGCGAAATTAAAGAAAGTGAACTTATGGAAGAAGCATCTGAATTAATGAAAAAAATGAAAAATATGCCTGGTATGGCGGGTATGGAAGGTCTGTTTAGTAAAATGGGAGTAAATCCTAAAAATATGAATATTGGAGCAATGCAAAATAAAATGAATTCTAATATTCGAAGTGCTAAACAGCGTGAAAGAATGAGAGCTAAACTTGAAAAAAGAAAACAAGCTAGAGAAGCTAAAAAATTCAATCACTCTAGCTATACTGGTAACAATGAGAAAATACAAAAAAGTTCATTAAATCCCAATGAAAAAGATGGAGCCATCAAAAGAAGAAAAAAGAAAAAGAAAAAGAAAAAGAAAAATTAATTTATTAATTATTAAACAATTAATATTATGTTAATAATTAATATATGAGTGATTTTTGGTTATATAATCCAATGGTCTTATTCGATAAAGAAGAAATATTAGAATTCTGGCCATCCAATAAAATGACGTTAACAAGAAAGATGAATGCTATTACCAGAACTATAGTATTACTAACATTAATAGGTTTTTTATTCACACAATCAGCAAAATTATTAATTACATCATTAATAACAATAGTTGTTTTAGTAATTTTATATAAAACACAATATGAAAAAAAACAATTGGAAGGATTAAGAGAGAGTGCTTATAGAGAAGGATTTGAAGGAAGAAACTCTGATAAATTTATTGATGTTTTTAAGGATAATTTTACAACACCTACTAAAAAAAATCCTATGATGAATGTTATGATGACGGATTACGGCGATAATCCACAAAGAAAAATGGCTGCCCCATCTTATAATAAAAGAATCGCAGAACAAATTAACGATAAATCAATTAAAAGAAATAAGTTGTATCAAGATTTAGGAGATAATTTAGCATTTGAACATCAAATGAGAAATTTTCATTCTATGCCCAATACCACAATTCCAAATAATCAAAAAGGATTTGCAGAATTTTGTTATGGTAATATGCAATCTTGTAAAGGAGGCGATAGTGAAGAATGTAATAAAGTTTTAAGAAAAATAGGTGGACAAATTTATTATTAATATTAATTATTAATTAATTCAAAATAATTAATATCTTGATTATTAATATAAATGACCAGTGTACATAGCTTTGTTTTCGATGGCCAAACAAGAATAGGAGATGACCCTTGTGGAATTACAGAAAAAGATTTGCAAAATCAAAAAAAAGGTTCTTATATTACACAAAATTATTTTGAAAAAGATTGTGGTATGAAAACACCTGTTAAATTCGCCACTTCACAACCTAATGTATTTTATAATGGAGGTTATGGTGTTACTGATAGTTGTAATGTTGATACTGACTCTCAATTAAGAATCGGTGGAACACAAACCAATCCTAAATGTAGAATCAATTTACAAGAAAGACCATATCTTACTGTTCCATTTTTAGGAAGAGGTCCTTCTAATCCTGTTCTTGAATCAAAATTATTGCAAGGTGCTAATGTTATGGACAAAAAAAGTTGTAAAACTATTACTGAAAAACAACTTGTTAACAAACACGACGATTTAGTTCCATCACTTAAATCTACTATTCAAAATCCTGCTAATTTGGTTGAAGGTGTTGCTGCTAATGGTTGGATTCGTGGTGGATTACCATCCAGAGAATTAACTAGAGATATGGATTATTTCAAAAGAAAATAATTTAAATACATAATTATTTATTATATTAAATGTATAATTTTACATATAATGTATCTTATTTAAACATTGAAGGTGACGCCAGTGATACTGAATATAGAAAACAATTCTTAAGTGCTAATAATATATCTGAATGGGATAAAGATTCTTTAATGAAAAATCAGGATGATATTTACGAAAAATTTAAAGACAATGAACAATTTAAAAAAATATTAAACAAAGCAAAAGAAAATTATCAAAAAATAATACCTATTGATATGGATGAAAAATCTACTCTTGTTTTATTATTCGAGTATAATATATTTGAAAGTTTTCATAAATGTTTAAAAGAATTAAATGATAAAAATAGTATTTCTGATGAAATTTTTAATGAAATCATCAATTTATTATCTTGATATTTATTATATTATGGCAAGCACAAATATGAAAAATGAAAATGGATATTACTGTGAACAACAAAAAAGATTTCATAAAATTTCAAATGCTCAAACAGACAATAATATTAGTAAACATAATAATGTTTGTCTTCCTGATTTAGGGATAATAAATGGAATGATGACATCTGGTTATAACAATGATGTATTATCTAATAATCCTGCCGATATTGAAAGTTGTTTGTTTGGAATTGGTTCTACAAATTTAGTTCAACCTAAACCAAAAGTTAATCCATCTATTAATAAACGTAAATATTGTAAATGGTTTTCTAGAAACAATGTATTTTTACCCGCCCCTTTAGTTATTGAAAAAAGTCAAAGAGTTCCGGGACCTTTCTCATAAAAATATTAATATTAATATATATATTAATGTTTAGAAACTCTTCACGTTTAAGACAAGAAAGACTACAGAGTTCACAAAATATTCGTAGTACCGATATTGTTGATTTTCCTACTAATCGTGTTCATGGTAATTTTATTATGTGGGACGAACATAGAAAACATTGGGTTACATCTGGTAAAGATGCTGTAACTACTGCCGAATTAAACCAAGCTATTGATAATTTAATTGGTGGTGCACCTAGCACATTAGATACTCTAAAAGAAATATCTGATGCTATTGGTGACCCTGGAAGTACAACAAATGATCTTATTACACGTTTAAATCAACATAAAACTACAATTGATTTATTAACAGTTACACAACCTATTAATTTAAATGCTATAACTACAGCTCATATTAGTGATGGTTCTATTACAGGTAGTAAATTATCAGCAGGTTCTGTTTCAATTGATAAAATTGTAAATAATAGCATTTCTACTGCTAAATTAGATACTAATTGTGTCACTACAAACAAAATTGATAATAATGCTATTACTACAGCAAAAATTCTTGATGGTAATATTACAAACAGTAAATATGCTGAAGGAAGTATTACAAGTAGTAAATTAGCCAATGGATTTTTAACTTTAAATCATATTCCAAATGCTATTATTACTACTGATAAAATTTCAGCTAGTAGTATTACATTAGATAAAATGGCTGCTGATTCTGTTGATACTACACAAATTAAAAATGATTCTATCACAACAAGTAAATTAAAAGATTTAGTGATAACAAATGGTAAATTAGCTGGTTCTATTACTAATGATAAATTAGCTGGTTCCATCACTAATGATAAATTAGCTGGTTCTATTACTGGTGATAAATTAGTTAATGATATTATTGTGACTGATAAAATTAAAGATTTTAATGTTACATCCGATAAATTAGCTAATAGCAGCGTTACTGTATCAAAAATTGAAAATGGAGCAGTTCATACACAAAAATTAGCTCTTCTTTCTGTTACTAAAGATAGAATTGCTTATAATACCATTGAAAAAGATCAGATAGCATCTAGAACAATTACTAATGATAGAATAGCATTAGGCACTATTACTAATTTAGAATTAGCAAACAACTGTATAAGAACAGAACATATTCTAGATAACGCAATTACTTTAGATAAAATTGCTCCTCTTAACGTAACAACAACAGACATAAGCAATGCTGCTGTAACTAGTGTAAAAATAGCAGATAGAAATGTTACATCTACTAAAATTCAATTAAATTCTATAACTAGTGAACATCTTGCTGCTGGTTCTGTTGATACTACTGATATTAGCAATGCTGCTGTAACCACTATAAAAATTGCCGATAGTAATATAACTACATCTAAAATCGCAGACAGTAATATAACTACAGCTAAAATTAATAATAATGCTGTTACAAATGATAAATTGGCCACCAATTCTGTTGATAGTGATGAAATAAAAGAAAATGCTATTATTACTAGTAAAATAAAAACTGGTAATGTTACATTAGATAAAATGGCTGCTGATTCTATTGATACTACACAAATTAAAGATGATGCCGTCAGCACTAGTAAAATAGCTAATTTAAATGTTACTAGAGCAAAATTGTCTACTAATGTTATTGATAATACAAAAATTGATGATAATGCTATAAGAGAAAGACATATCAATAATGATGAAATTAGTACAAATAAAATTAAAAATGATGCTATTACAATTAGTAAAATAGCAAACAATGCTGTTAGTACGGATAAAATACAAAATGGTGCTATTACTAGTGATAAATTAGCAAGTGGTGTATTTTCATCTAGTATTATTGATGATGGTTCTATTTCTACAAATAAATTAATTAATAATTGTGTTACTAATGCTAAATTGGATATAAGTAGTGTTGATACTAGTAATCTAGTTGATAAAGCAGTTACTGGAACTAAAATGGCTGATGCTACTATTTTATCAAAACATATTTCAGCTTCACAAATTAGTAGTAATTTATTACAAGATAATTCTGTAATCACAAGTAAAATAGCTGATGCTAATGTTACTACAGGCAAATTAGCTGCTGATGCTGTTACTACATTAAAAATTTCAGATAGTAATATAACAACAGCCAAAATAGCTGATGCTAATGTTACTACAGACAAAATAGCTGATGCTAATGTTACTACAGGCAAATTAGCTGATGATGCTGTTACTACAGTTAAAATACAAGATAACAATGTTACGACCGCAAAAATTAATAATAATGCTATTACAAATGCGAAATTAGATATTAGTTGTGTAAATACTTCTAATATTGGAAATGGTCAAGTTAGAACAGCAAATGTTCAAGACCAATCTATTACAATTAATAAATTATCATCCTCAATTTCAACAAAATTAAATTTTATTACCGTTAGTGCTAATTCTAATTTAGATCAAATAAATACTAATAAAAATGATATATCCAATAATAGTGCGGCTATTAACACACTAACCAATGGAGCACCTGCTGTTTTAAATACACTTAATGAATTAGCTAGTGCTTTAGGTGATGACGCCAATTTTTCAACAACAGTAACTACTGCTTTATCAAATCGTGTTCAAACCACAGGCGATGAAACAATAGCAGGAAATAAAACATTTAGTTCAACTATTACAGGCAATATTAACGGAGAAGCAGCAAAAACAAATGCTATAAAAAATGCTTCAACAGCACCAGATTCAAATACGTCTGGAACAGCAGGAGAAATTAGATATGATTCAAATTATCTATACATATGCACTGGAACAGGAACTGGTCTATGGAAAAAAGTTGCTTTGCAAAATATAGCCTAATTTAGAAATATTAATTATTTATTATGTTAATAATTAATATATGTCTATGTACGCATCTAAACATGAAAAAGATAGAATAGGTTCTTTGGATGGGAAAATTCTTAGCACAGATATTGCTGATTTTCCAACAAAAAGACAATTAAAACAGGATGATATTATTCAATGGGACACCAGAAAACAACATTGGGTTACTGGACAATTAACTTCATATCCACAAATATTTGCTAATCAGCAAGCTATTATTGACTTATCTAATAATACAGATGTTGCTATAGAAAATGCTATTAATAAAGTTGTTGGAAATGCACCTGCTGCTTTAGATACATTAAAAGAAATTTCCGATATTGTTGGTGATACTAATAGTATATCAGGTAGTTTGATTACAAAACTAGGAGCTCATGATGTTAGTTTAAATGCTTTAATTACATTAACAAATAAGCATGATATTTCACAAAACGAATTCAATACTAAAATTACAAATAATGCTAATTCTATCAATAATAATATATCAACAATAGCATCAAATTATACAACACTTTCAAATAGTGTTACATCATTGTCTTCGCAACAAACAACAAATAATTCTAATATTACAACACATACAACACAAATTTCAAATTTAATTACTGATGTTAGTGCTAATACAACACAAAGAAATAAAAATACTACAGATATATCAAATAATCTTACAAAAATTCAAAAAAATATCTCTGATATATCAAATAATAACGCTAATATTTCTAGAATTGATGCTAGTTTAAATGCTATTGTTGTTGATATTTCTAGTAATGAAACTAATATAGCAACCAATCAACAAAATATTATTAATAATGATAATGATATAGCTAGTATTAATTCAACATTAGTTACACATGCAAATAATATATCTTCAAATGTTAGTAACATCAGTACAAATGCTGGTAATATAACTAGTAATGATAATGATATAACTGCTTTACAAACTAGAATGACTACAGCCGAATCTAGTATTACAACACATACAAGTTCTCTATCTAGTAATAGTAATTTACTAAATCAACACGCTTCAACATTATTAATGTTAAGCAATCATAAAACAGTAATTGATTCTAGTGTAAATATTTTAGATGCTAGTATGTCTAATGTAGATAATATTATAGGTCCACGTAGTGTTAGTAATTTAAGTAAAATTAATACAAATATTACCAATATTAATGATATTTCAAATAATGTATCAACAAACGCAACAAATATTTCAACAAATACAACAGCAATTAATACACAAAAAGGTAGAATAGATACATTATTAAATGGTGCTCCTGCTGCCCTAGATACATTAAAAGAATTGAGCGATGCTCTTGGAGATCCTAATGGTATAGGTTCATCGGTTATTACAAAAATTGGTATATTAGATACGAGTATGAATAGTGTTTTAAGCCAATTACCTAGTATTACAACAAATGCTACAAATATATCTAATAATGCTACAGCTATAGCAACCAAACAAAATACTATTCAAAATGGTGATTTAGATTTTGCAAAAATATCTGGTTTAACAGCAGCAATAAATGGAAAACAACCTTTGATTACTGTAGGAGGTTTAGCACAAGATAAAGTTTCAGGATTACAAGTAGCATTAAATGGTAAACAAAATGTGATAGCAGATAATGGATTGCCTATTTCAAAAGTAACTAACTTACAAACTATATTAAATGGTAAACAAGAAACAATACAAGATAACAGTCTACCTCAAACAAAAGTTTTTAATTTGGTTACTAGTTTATCTCAAAAACAACCTTTTATTTACGATGGAGATTTAACAATAGCAAAAACAAGTGGATTACAATCAGCATTAAATAATAAACAAGATACAGTTGTTAATAATTCATTGCAAATTTCACATATTGCTAATTTACAAAATAGTTTGAATAATTTACAGCCCATGTTAATAACTGGAAAAAATGTAGAAATTGATAGCAATAATATTATTAGAGCTCAATTCAAAGATGTTAAAATTAATGATTTATCAGATTGTGTCTCTAATATTGATGATTTTTCAAATAGTATATTATTAGGAACAACCGATCACGGTATTTTATCAAATGCTATTAATAATATTGGTATAGGATTAAATGCTTTAAAGGTTATAACCAGTGGACAAAATAATATATCTGTAGGTAAAAATAATTTATTACGAAATACAACTGGAAGTACAAATATAAGTATAGGAACTAGTTCTTTAGAATATAACACAACAGGGCAAGGTAATATTAGTATTGGACATCAGTCTGGTTCAGTAAATACAACAGGACAAAACAATACCTTTATAGGTAAATCTAGTGATGCAACGGCAACATATAACAATCTATCAAATGCTACAGCAATTGGTTATAATTCAAAAGTAAATACAAGTAATACTATTCAATTAGGAAATACAGCGATAACTCATGTAAAAACATCTGGTAAATTAACAGCTGGTTCAGTAACATATACAAATGCTGCTGGAACAAGTGGTCAGTTTTTAAAATATGATGGTGCTGGAAATGCAAGTTGGTCAGATATATCTAATGTTGATATTAGTAATTCACAAATAGATTATGCTACAGCATATCAACAAGTAACATATCAGGAAAGTAATTCAAATAATCCTAATTATATTGGAAGTAACGCTAATATTATATCAGCATTAAATGATATGTCTCAAGCATTAGCTACTTTAGCCACAGCAGTTCAAGCATTAAATGGTAAATATGTTATTAATTAATCATTATTATTTAAGAATAATAATTAATTATTTGATAAATAATATATTGGTAATTAATATATGGCATTTACAAGATATAATTATGATGATTTAAGAACAAAGAAAATATTACAAGAATCAACTGGTCTATGTAGATATATGTTAAATGTTCCAGGTCCACAAAAAACAACTTGTTACATGGAAGACCCACAAGTGAGATTGCAGGGATTTGCTGGTAATAATAGATTAGTTACAGGAGGACATCCTATAGATATTGATAGTGATTTAAAAGGATATACCAGACAGTTAAAGAAATTTTGTTCAAAATCCGAATTTCCAAACAAAGGTGTTGCTAAATCAACTGCTATGAAATTTGATAGTTGTAACGCACCAATTACAGATCAGAGTAGAGCAACACATCCAGCTAGAACATTTAGGTCTTTACCTAATAAACCACATGATATTCCATTATTAAATCATCAAGAAAACACTTGTTTTCATTTTCATAATAATTTAAATACAAGACTTTTAGAAAGAGATAATTATGTTCCAAAACTACCTTGTTTAGATTAATTTAATTAATATTAATTTGATTTAATAATTAATATTTATATTCAACATATATATATAAATGGAAGTTGGAATAGTATTAGTCGGATTAGGTGCTATGTACATTCTATCTAATCAAAATCAAGAAAAATCAAGCGAAATCAAACATTATATTCCAAAAAGAGAAGGTTTTTCAGGTAATCATCGAAGTAGATTAGCAAATCCTCCTGTAAAAAATTTTCCCGTAGAACAAAGAGGAGATGTTAAAAATAGCACATTATATTATTCAGGTGCTAGTAATAATGAAGAAATGCCTCAAACTAATATGGATATTGGTTCTTCATTACAACAACCAGAATCTGGTAAATTTACATCTCTAACTGGAGAAAAAATTAGACCAGGAGATATTAAACACAATAATATGCAACCTTTTTTTGGTTCATCTATTACACAATCAACAAAAGGTTATGAGGGTGTTTTAGATAACTATACTGGAGCAGGTAGTCAAAATATAGAAAAAAAAGCTCAAGCTCCTATGTTTAAACCACAAAAAGATATGCAATGGCAAAATGGTATGCCTAGCACAACGGAATACATGCAAGAAAGAATGAGAAATAATGTTACAAGTAAAATGAATAATGCTAAACCTTGGAATGAAGTTAGAGTAGCTCCAGGGTTAAATAAAGGATTTACAAAAGAAGGTTCTGGTGGTTTTAACTCTGCTTTAGAAGCAAGACATAGATGGCAGCCAAAAACAGTTGACCAACTTAGAACTAAAAATAATCCTAAGATGTCTTTTAAGGGACAAGTTTTAGGAGCAAAAGGCATTGCTGAAAGAGGTAAAATGGGTGCTATGGAGAAAAATAGACCAGATACTTTCTACATACAAAGTGCTGATAGATGGCTTACTACTACAGGTGCTGGTGGTGAAAAACAAACATCTAGAGCTGAAAATATTTTAAGAGATGTTAATAGAATTAATCAAGTTAAGGAACATTTTGGTGGCGGTGCTAATGAAGGACAAGCCACATATCAACCAGGTCAACATCAACCATCAACAAGACCTACATTAGATGCTCCTATTAAACATATTAGTAATGCTACTGTAAAAAATGGTTGGTCTGCTTCTTCTTCAAGCGACTATGGTAAAAGTGGTTTTAAAACATTAGCTAATGCTAGATCCTTAACTGGAAATAATGAACGAATGGGCGGTGCTTTCCATGCTACTTTGACTGCTTTAGCTGCTCCTATTACAGATGTTTTAAGACCTACAAGAAAACAAAATGTTATTGGAAATGCTCGTGGTGCCGGTAATGTTAAATCTGGTGTTACTGAGAAAAATGTCGTGTGGAATCCAAATGATAGAGCAAAAACTACTATTAAAGAACAAACTGAAAATACACATAGTAATAAACCAGGTGGTTGGGCACTTGATGGTGGTCATACCACAAATCCACATCAACCTGTTTATGGACAAAGAGATACTACTACTTGTCCTTTTGTTGGTAATCCTTCGGCAACAGAAAGCACTGGTGCTGGTTATCCTACATACAATAGTGCTTATTCCGCCAATCAAAATTACAATAAAGAACAAATTAGTAAAGTCGATAGATACAATGTTGGTAATCATAATTTGATGAATAACAAAATGAATATTACAACTTATTCTAATAAAATGTCGGCGCCAAGTGTTCTTAGACCTAATATGCCTAAGTCTTCATCTGGATATGCTGTTCTTGGTAAATATAGCAATCGCAATTCAAGAGAAAATATGCCTAATAATGGTAGACAAAATGGTGATTTATTAACCGCGTTTAATAATAATCCTTATACACATTCTTTAACAAATGCTGTTTAATTAATTAATATAATTATTATTTGAAGAATAACTAATAATAATTAACATATGTCTTTAAAAATACATACAGAAATAATAAATAAATTAGATTTTTTTGTAAAAGAAAAAAAAATACCACACATTTTATTTTTTGGACCTTCTGGAAGTGGAAAAAGATATATTTTAAATTATCTCATAGATAAAATTTATAATAAAGATAAATCAAAGATAAAAGAATATTGCATGTTTGTTAATTGTGCTCACGGTAAAGGTATTCGATTTATTAGAGATGAATTAAAATTCTTTGCTAAGTCAAACATACAAAGTAAAAATGGAACTTTATTTAAAAGTATCGTTTTGTTTAATGCAGGTAATTTAACAACTGATGCTCAATCAGCATTAAGAAGGTGTATTGAAAATTTTAGTCACACTACACGATTTTTTATTGTTGTAAAAAATACTGATTCTGTTTTAAAACCTATAATATCTAGATTTTGTAATATTCATATTCCTTTACCCAATGTTAATAATAAAATTATAAATTTACATTCATATAACCGTATCAATTTAGATAATACAAAATATATTAAACAAAGAAAAAATTATTTAATTAATATAATCAAAAATACAAATAATTATAATACAATTAAAAAATGCAATACTTTAGCATTAAAATTATATGAAGAAGGTTATTATGTTAGTGAAGTTATCAAAATTATAGAAAATATTGATATTGATTTAGATATTAAATATAATTTACTTATTTATTTTGATAAAATTAAGACAGAATTTAGAGATGAAAAAACTTTATTTTTAATTGTTCTATTTTTTATTTCTATGCGGAAAAAAATTAAATTAGAAAATATCTTAAATATTTAAATGGACGACTACGACGTCAATATGTTATCCGAAGCTAAAAACGAATATTGTGTTAGATTAGTTAATATTTTAACTCCACTTGTTATTCAAGGTGTATCGTCTATTTTTGACGAAGCTGTTGAATTATGTTCACAAAACGACGAAGATGATAAATATTTAATGACCTTCCAAAATTTTTTAACAAGAGTACCAAAATGGAATTCCGCACTTGTTGATGAAGAAACTAAAAGAATTAAAAGTGAAAGCAATTGTAATTATCTAGACGACCTAATTACTTGTGTTCATATTTCTCATTTAAAATTATTAACTAGTATTCGTGTTTCTCAAAAACAAAAAAAGATTGATATTGATATACCAAAATTAGAACAATTCATCCATAAAGTTTATATTGCTTATGCTAGAAAAATATATCAAAATGTTTATTTATTTGAAAAAGATGTTATGCCTTTACAGAAACAAAAAAATATGAGAGAAGCTGAAGTTTTGTGTAGTCAAAGTATATTAAATGTTATTAGAGATAGTGTTCCTGTTGAAAAAATATTAAGAGCATATATTGATGAAACCGTTGATGAAGAAGTTATTGAAGAAATTATAGAAAAAAATATGGAAAAGAAAGAAGCTGAAAAACTTGAAAAAGAAGTTGCTGAACGAGAAGAAAAAAGAGAAGAAGAAAACAAAGAAAAAATTATTACTCCTGAACCTTCTGTTGAATTATTAGAAGAAGAAGAAAATAAAGAAGAAAAAAAAGAGAAGAAAGAAGAATTTGATAGCTCATTAAAACTACTCACTGATAAATTGGAAAATATTAATAAAAAAGAAACTCCAGTTACATTAAAATTCAACTTACCTCAATCAAAACCTAATATTAAATTTAACGATACTGATAAAGTTTTAGATATGGGAACTAATAAAGAAAGTGAAATTGATGCACCAAAAACTATTGAAAGACTGGAAGAAGTAGCAAAAATTGCTAATGAAAAAAGAAAGGCAGAAGAAGATGATGATTACGATGATGATGGTCCATTAAAAATATCTGGCGAGTCTATAAAATTAGATTTTAGCGATGTTCACGATTTAGAAAAAGAAAAAAAATTAGAACCTGCTATTAAACTTGATATTGAAACTTTAACTTAAATTGCGTTAAATTATTTTAAATAACATAATAAAATAATTTATATGTCTGACCTATTAATGTCTGGTTTAGTTGTTTCAATTATCTATGGGTTATTACGTTTTATTGAAATGCGATTTATTTTAAAAGAAAATAAACCTTTAAAAGATTTATTTAGAGATTGTATTATTGTTTTTATTAGCACTGCTGTTGGTATTCTTGTTTTACAGCAATTCGCTACAAATATAGGTAAATCTGTTCCAAAAGTTTTTACCGATAAACCTAATTTTTAACATTATCATCTTGTGGATTACTTTTATTTTTATTATATTCATCTTGAGTAATATATTCCATATGAATAGAATCTCCTATAATTTCTGCTTTATAATAACCTGGTTCAACGCCAAATGGATAACTCATATTTCTACATAAACTTAAATAATGTAGTTGTCCATTATCTGGAATAGTGTATGAGTAACCATATCTTTCTAATATAAATTGTCTTTCCATATTTTCTTTTACTGGAATGATTCTAAAATCATTGTGATTTTGAGAGTTTATTATTTTAATCGGCATGTTTAATTAATACTAATTATTAAATTAATATTAATTCAATTTTATATGCTTAATTAAATTATGAAAAATACTTAAATAAAACTAACCATCTTTATTCAAGCATGTCTCATTTATATAATTCTAGAAATCTAGAGCATATAGGTCAGGATATTGGAAAAAATATTCTTGAACTAAAAAAACATCATGATAAATTTTGGATTAATTTAGATAAAAAAAACAATGATAAACATTTTAAAATGGTTGGTACTTTAATTGTGTTAATTGTTGGTTGTTTGTTTGAAGTAATATGGTATAATTCTTTCCAACTTATATTTGGTTCTCTAACTCCTGTTCGTTTTCCTTTTGGGTTAATTAAATTACTAGCATATTCCTTCGGTGGTTATTTTATAGGATTTGAGATAGGGTGGTTCTATACTCGTTATATTTATAAATTATTGGAATTAAACAGTGGTGTTAATAATATAAAAAAATTAATAGAAGAAGTTAAAGTTAAAAAACCTATAAAAAAAAGAAGTTTGAGTGATGTAGAAGATTATTGTAATGGAAAATTTTGTGAATGTGAAAATTTATTTACTTGTGATAAAAAGAAAAGAGAAATAAAAAAAGATAACTAATCCATATTATCAATCATATTTACTCTAATTTGGTGTCTTCCACCATCAAATTCTGTATTTATAAAAGCCAATATTAATGGAATTAATGTATCTGATGTAGTATTTCTAGCACCTAACGCTAGAATATTTGCGTCATTATGTTTTCTAGACATTTGAACCTGTGTAAAATTGTTACACAAAGCACATCTTATTCCTTTTACTTTATTTGCCGCTATAGACATTCCTATACCAGTTCCACATAATAACACACCAAAAGAATTTGGGGTTTCTCTAACTTTCTTTGCTACTCTAAAGGCAAATTCTGGATAATTACATTTATCTAGATTAAAACAACCTAAATCCTTTATATCTATATCTTGTTCGTTATCTAAAACATCTATTATTATATTCTTCATTAAATATCCAGCGTGATCACTACCAAAAAATATGGTCGGCATTATATAATATAAATAGTCTATCTTTTTATATTATAATTTACCTACGTCTTGTTTTTTTGCGTCTTTTTCTGTGTTTTCTCTTTTTTGTTTTCTTTTTACGTTTCTTTTTTCTTTTTCCTCCTTCCCAAGCTCTATTTATGCGTTCCTGTAGTTGTTGCAGTCGTCTTTGCTCTTGATTACGCCTGTTATTTTCAATATTATTTTCTAGCACTTGTCGCAAAGGATTGATTGGTCTTGTAGAGTTATTATTATTCAAGCCTTGTCGAAGTCTTCTCATTCCAGCATCTCTTTCACCATCATCATATGGTACCGCCATTCTTAATTCAGAAGCAGTAGGCGCGTTTACGGTGACCTCATGAACAACAACACCGGGAACAACATTTAAAGGTAGATTAATTGGTGTTACTCTAATAGGTTTACTACATCCTATACCACTGCCTTTTTTCTTTTTTCCACGTTTCTTCTTTTTCTTTGTACGTTTTTTCTTTTTTCTTCTTTTTCTTCTTGTTTTTCTTCCACCTTTTAATGATTCTATCATTTTAAGCATTCTCACCTGTTTTTCCCAATTAGCTCGTTTGTGTTTCATAGTTTCATTTGTTAAATTTTTTAGAAATAATTCTTTTTCTTTTATCAAATAATCTTTACGAATTACACGTATTTTATACTCACTATAAAAGGTTTCATCTACAGGAGGCACAATTCCTTTTTCTTTTAAAGCATCATTTACAAAATCACTTTCACTCCAAAATCCTATATCACAATAAGCTACTCTCGTTTCTCCATAAAATTTTCCATCAGAACCGTATCCTGGTCCCACTAAAGTAATTTTAAATACTCCTTCTTTTTTATTTTGATCAGTTTCCTCCAATCCAGTTGACCATTTTGTTAATATTTCTTTATAATTATTACCGTCACCATTTATAGATTCAAGTAATTTATTTTTATTAGAATTAATATAGTTTTCTACTTGTTCTTTTACTGAATCTATATTCACATTATCTTTTGGATAAATTTTATAATCTATATCACTTGTATCATACGCACCTTTTGTATATAAATATGTAGCAAATCCACCACCATATATACCACGAAAATCTTCTATATTTTCTTTTTCCATTTCTTGAAGAAATTTTATAATCGCACTCCATATTTTTATTTTATATTGATTCTTATTTTCGTGTTTTATTAAATATTGTTGAATTGGACTACATTCTTCATTATTGCATTTAACATCATCTTCAATCTTAATTTCTTTTATCTCTTTTTTTGGTGGAGGTTTACAATCTGTTTTTTTTGTTGTTATTTCAGGTTTTTCAGTTGGTTGTTTTTTTCGCGATTCTTCTTCTTCTTTTAATAATTCTTTTTCGTTTTCCTCAGCAGTTCTTCTTCTGATATCTGCTTCATGTGGTATAAATTTATTTGGGTCTACATCTTTTAAAGGTATTCTTTGACGGGCTGTATAATAAGCATATGATTCTTTGCCCTGTTTCAAAACAGCCATAACCGGTTCCCCACGATAATAGACAATTGGTATTGAAATACCATATTCACCAGTATAAGGTGGACTCCAATCCATTGGAAAATAACCGGCCCTAAATTGACATTCTTTCAAATCAAACATAATATCTTGCGGCATCAATGTATTTAAATGACTTTCACTTATATTATCTGATAATAAAAGCCTCGTATCATTCATTATTTCAATATTATCTTTATAAACCCCAGGTATAATTGTTATTTTATTACCTATCTCTATTGGGTCTTTCTCCATACCATTATCAATTAATTTTTGATTGTATTTTATATGTTCTTTCTGTCGTCTAATATAATTACCCAAATCCATTTTTGCTATTTTATTTGTCGTTTTAAGAAACTCTTTTGTTAGGTTTTTAATGGACTTATTAAGTCTTTCTATTTCTTCTGAAAATGGTATATTTTCTTGAAATTGCAATGTACAAACATTTGATATACAATTTTTCATAGATTGTGTATGAGCAATAGCAAGCATTTTCCAGTCTTTTTCCAAACCATATCTTCTATGCATATCTTTTATCGCTAACTTAATATCACGAATATCTTTTTTACTGTATTTAAATGGACCATTGCGTAAATTATTTAAATTACGTTGAGCTTTAACTACATACTTCTGATAATCCGTATCGGTGTACCATTCTGTTAAAATAGGACAACATACTACCATATGATAATAATCTTGGTTAATTGGTTTTTCAAATTCTACAATTTTAAATAATTCATCTCTTGCCCAACTTTTTTTTAATTTTTCCTCTTGAATTTGTTGTTTTGCTATATTAATCAATTTTTTTTGCTGTTCATTTAATTCTATTGTTTTTAAACGACGTAATTCGTTGACAAATAAAGCTAATCTATGTGGAAAATCACTATTAACATAACTCGTCATTAATATATATTGCGATAAAAATATATTAATCCATTGTAAACATTGTATTATATAATTCCTTTGCTTTATTACTAACTTTATGACTTAAATCTGATAATTGTTCCATATATGTAGAATTAGATGAACTCTCAACTATATTACTAATTTGTAAAGAACATTCTTCATCAAATTCTCCTGGAATTAATTTATCAATTACATAATTTTTTATTAAATTATTATTATTATAATAAGGATGTATTGGGGGCTCTATAAATGAAAGATAAGAAAGTAATAAATACCACAATCCACTTCTTTTTCTGATTTTTTTATAAACTATTTCACATATTTTTTTAAATTGTCTAAAATTCTCTGACTTTTTACCACCCAATGCCTCTAACATATCATTGGTTATTTTCATTTCAACATCTACATGTTTTGGGTCTTCGCCAAGTAAATAAGAGAAATCAATATGTATTAAATCTCCCCATTTATTTATCAGTATATTCTCAGTGTGTCTATCACCTACACCCAAAATATAACATAAAACACAGGAAGATACACAACTTTTTATAAATGTTTGTCGCATTACATTAATAGTTTCACTTGGATTCAAATCCATAATATAATTCAACAATGTTGTTTGTTTTACTTCAATTACATCATATAATGTTATTGTATTATCTAGAATCTCAATCCAACCATAATTATACCTATAAGGTAAAACATTATATGTATTTATAATTATATCATCTCCACAAATTCTTTTAAGCCACTTGGAAACATACATTGTTAGTTTATCTTTTCTTAAATCTTCATTTTTTACTAATATATATTGTTTTTTTTTACCATATGTTGTTTCTCTCTCAGTTAATAATGGTATTATCCACGGTTGTGATGAAGAATTTAATTTTTTTATACCTAATAAATCAATATCAACACACGTTCTTTCTGGATTCCAAGGCATTTTTACACCACCATTTTGTTTAAACCAATTAGTAATTAATTCACACATTTCATGTTTTTCTTTGGAGACAAGTAATTCAATAAACTTTATAAATTCATCTGTTTTTCTTATTTCAGTCAACCAATCTTTTGGAACTAATGTTATCATTTTTTCCATCATTAATTTAAGATTTTCATTTCTATCAAAACTATTCAAATAATATTTTGTTTCAAAATAAAAAGAATAAAATAAATTTATATCCATAATACATTTATAAGCTAAGTCCATACCAAATTGTTTATTTTTCTTTGCTAATTCTACTAACCAAGGCATTAATAAATTATCTTCTAACTTTTTTGTTAGTATTTCAACTAAATATTTTTCTACACATTTAAATTTTGATAAGTTTGTGTTATATCCTATTTCTAATACATTTTCCGATGTACAATGTTGTTTACAGGCACTCTTACATAATAATTCTCGACAACTATATATTTTCTTTGTACTTTTATAATAATTGATTAAATCTTCCATTTCTTCTTTTGATTTATCATTATTTGCTGTTATACATTTTGTAATCAATGTATAATGATTTTTAAACTCATATCTATGATTCCATAATAATTTTTTTTCTATTTTCGATATTTTCTGACAAGAAATTTTGTATTGAATATTCCTGTAAATGCTAATTATATAATTTATTATTTTACACCATTTTTTACTTACTGTTCTTAAATACACTAATTGTGATATTTTTATAGGTAAATTTATAAATATATCTACCTGATCTTTATAAACATTTGATACATTTACTGATTCATTACAAGTTCTACATACTCGCATTTTATTTTTGTCTTCCATATACTGTGTTAAATCCATAAATGATTTTTCTGGTGGAGTAGGTTTTGGTATATAATCATTATCTTTACAATACCAACGTGCACAATCATAACAAAAAATTCTTCCACAACTACGACAATGATGTTTTCTTATTAAATATCCAAATTCTGCACCACAATCAAAACAAGTATTAACTTTCTTATTTGGAACCCAAACTGAAGGTTTTCTTGCCGGTATATTTATGGGATTACTATTACTTCTTTTTCTATCAATATATATTGAAATTGCCCCATCCATTAATAATATATATAATTATTTTTTTTTAATATATTTACAAAGTTGTAGATATATTATTTTTTATTTTTACGTGTTTTCCTTTTTTTCTTTCCTCCCTCTTTAAATCTTACTCTTTTTTTCCCCATTATAGGGTATATACTTGTCATTGGTTCATCTACATCATCACTACTATCAATTGTATTCATCATTGTTGTTGTCAGCGGTTGTGATTCCTTGTTTTTCATATCTCTTTCATTAATTTCTTTTTTCTTGAGTAAATAATCACTCCAAGTCATCCATTCCTCTTTTCCATCTATAGAAATCTTATATTCTTGTATATTTAAACTATGACCTTGATCATCGAATAATTCATGTTTTTCATATTTTACAAGATAACCTTGGTCATCAATATACGCACCACCTCTTTTTTTACGTGTCCTTTTCTTGCGTTTCTTTTTTTTACTTGAATTAACTACTTCAAATATCATTTCCTTTCTTTTTACATAATTTTCCTTCCAACTACCATAATCAACGTCATCTTCATAAATTTTTTTTATTCTTAATCCTTTAACCTTTGCGGTTCTTTTACTATTAGATAAAATAACTATGTTATTTTTTGAAGGGTGTAACCATTTTTTTATAGTATTCCATAATTTTTTTTCTTTTTCTTTATCCCATATTTTCTTTGCTCTGAAAGCTGTAGCAACATAAGGAGGGTCACAATAAATAATAGTATTTTTATAATCCATATCAAATACACTTTTTTCTTTATAAACATACTTTGAACTTTTAAAATATGGTTGTAATGATTTTATATATTCTTTTTTTCTTTTTAATACTATACTAGTCCACTCCTCAGTTTTTGCGTGAGGTGGTTTATTGGCTGCTGGTTTACTTCCTCCAAAATATTGACCAGCAAATCCCAATGTATAACCTATAAATGTTTTTTGGGCGGAGGGTTTATTATTTTTCTTATAACTTTCCCATTTTTTTTGTGTAACTGCTCTAGTATTAGGAAGCCAACCTTTATGTAATGCTTTAAAAAATACGGATATACGTGGAATTACGTCGCTAAAATAATATTTTTTAAATACTTTGTGTTTATCATCAACCATAACTTGGATTCCTACACGTTGCATTCCGCTAAATGGTTCAGCATAGTTTTTTATAGATGGATTTTCTTCAATTTTTTTATGTATAATAGTTGATATTGTTTTCGCCAAAAATGCTTTTCCAGCATGATAAGGTAAAGGCATTATTACATTATCATGTTATTATTTTCTTCTTGTTTGTTTAGTTCTTTTTTTTCGGTTTTTCTTTGTACTACTCTTCTTTTTTTTCTTTAAAATTCTTTTACAATATTGTTTTTGAGAAAACCCTTTTGGTTTTTTACAATTAATCTTTCTTTTATATTTCAATGACCATTTACGACCACCTTCTTTTATAGTTGATAATCTTTTCCCTCTTTTACTTCTTTTCATAAGATTCTTATATTGTTTGGATGTTAACTGTTTATCTGGAAATTGACCTTTATGCCAATCCAAATGAACTTGAGTATCTGGTGCTATTTTACTTTTTTTAGCCATAGGGTGTGGGTCATATGGACTTAAAGCAGCAGTTAATATACTTGTTGCTAATAAAAAATCTCTTGCTGACGCCAATGGTCTACCCTTAGACATATTACGTTTACTTCGTTTCAATAAGGAAATACCGTGTGAAGAAGCAATCATAGGTGTTTTCTTAGACATTCTTTTACTCATTTCTTTTGATAGTTCAACTTCTAATTTAATTTTTTTGCTTTGTTTTTTACTCTGACGTGATTTTTGTGTTTTTCTTGATTTTGAAGCTTTTGATTTTACTTTTCTTGATTTTAAAGACTGTTTTGATTTTCTGGTTCCAGAACCACCGGCAAAACCCAAACCTTTCATCGCATTCATCAATGCGATTGTTCTTTGCTGTCGTTCTTTTATTTCTGAAAGATGATAAACAGCAGCTAAATTTTTAGCAGCCTCGCAAGTATTTCTGGCTTCTAATTTTCCCTTTCCATCTTTTACAAGTATATCATTGCAGACTTGAACCCACTTTATCCACTCGTCTTGTTCTTTCCAATTAATAACATCTTTATCATATAAACTCTCCATATGTTTTATCCAGTTTTCACTCATAATATATTAAAGTTAGATTAATATATTACCAACCACCATTTTTTTTTACATTAATTCTAGGACCTTTTTTACTATTAAACGCGTTAGGGTCATATTGTTCATCTTCATCGTCTGAACCCAAATCCTTAGATAATTCCCAAAATTCTTTAGAACCTAATTTAAAGTCATTATGAGCTGAAGCTTTATACCAAAAAATTTGGTCTTCCAATTTATTAGATTTGGAATTATTAGATATAACTAAACATTCATAATTTTCTGTACATTGGTCCATAACTTGACAGAAACTTTCGAATGTAGAAAACATACCAGCATAATTTTCATAGATACGTTTTCTATTGGTTAAATATGGTTCACGTAAAATAAAAGTGTAATCAATATTAGTTCTTAAATTAGGTGGAACCCCTAGAGGATACTGCATAGTAATAACAAGCATAATTTTCCAATGCCTTCCATTCATGAAAAGCAAACGCATAACTTTCTCACGTGCCCAACCATTATCATATAAACAATCATCTAAAATAACGAACGCCCTAGCATCAATATTACTTCTACCATATGCTTCTTGTTCTTTTTTAACTTGTTTTAAAACCATTTTTTGCCTTTTTAATATATTTTCAATGATAGCAGAATTGTATTCATCATGAATAAATAATTTTGGAACTAGTTTACCATAAAATCCATTACCAGATTCTGTCCCGGAAATAACAGTTCCTATAGGAATATCTTGATGATAGTATAATAAATCTCTTACTAAAAAACTTTTACCAGTATCACGACGACCAATTAAAACAATAACAGGACCAGAAGCAGCATTAGGGTCAAATTTAATATTTTTCATATCGAATTTTTTTAATTCTAAATTCATTAATATAGTATTTGAATTATATTTTTAATTTTAAACATAAAACTTTAGGTAAAAACTAAAAAAATAAATTATGATTAATAATCAATGTTTGTTGTCTCATACAAAAAAAATAACAATAAGCAAGTTTTTAAAAAAATGAAAGAAGAATATGGCTTTGATAAAATACAAAATTACATACCAATTTACAAAAGATTTTTTTCAGTAAATGATAATACATATAATAATATTAATTTAAATCACAAATATAGTATTAATGATATTAAAGAATCAAAGAGTGAAAATATATTTACATTAAATTTATCAGATGATAAAGAAAATAAAGTAACAAGAGCATCATTTTTTAAATTTAGCCCTTTATTAGATCCTATAAAATACATGGTAGGAAAATATGAAAATGTAACTAAAGATATGCGAATAGCACTTCCTAAATTAAATGATAATATTAGTCCAAAAAAAGTATTAGATACGAATAATTCAGCATATGTAGATAGTTTTTTTTCTTATTTAAGCAGTATATCATATCATCATCATAAATTTCCAAATGGTTTAGACTTTTACGGTTCTTTTTTAGGTATTCAAAGAAAACATTTTTTAAACATAAGTGATGACTTGGAATATTTATATGATTCTGATTTTTTTCATAAAAATAAAGATGTTTTATTTAAAACAGATGATATAGATGAAGAAATGTTATCAGACGCTTCGAGAACACATAGAAAAAAATTATCTGTAAAAGATGAAATTAAGTTAGATGTTTGTTCCATATCAGATGATATGTTTGGAGATGTTTTTAAATTGACCAAAGAAAATCTAGAAATACATAATTTAAATAATATAAAATTAGAATTAGACCTTAGTAATAATAAACAAAGTTGTAATGATACAGAATCAGCGTGTTCATCGCGTTCTTCAAATACATCAAATGATGATGATGATGAAAGTATAGAAGATATATCAGAAAATTCATTAGAAAGTTGCAGCAATAGCGATATGTCTGAGTATTCTAGTTCAATGGATAATGAAGAGTATGTAAGAGGAGAAGTTTTTGATTTTCCAGTTCAAATTATCTGTTTAGAAAAAATGGACAATACATTAGATTCATTATTAGAAGATGAAGAAAATGAATTAGATATTGATGAATGGAAATCTTGTTTATTTCAAGTAATAATGTGTTTACTTGTTTATAAAAAAATGTTTAATTTCACACACAATGATTTACATACCAATAATATAATGTATATTAATACAGAAAAAAAATATTTAAATTATAAATACAACGGCAAACTGTATAGAGTTCCAACATTTGGAAGAATATTTAAAGTGATAGATTTTGGTAGAGCAATTTATACACATTCCGGCAAAAAGTTTTGTAGTGATAGTTTTCATCCAAAAGGAGATGCTAGCACTCAATATAATACAGAACCTTATTTTAATAATAATAAACCAAGATTAGAACCAAATTATAGTTTTGATTTGTGTAGATTAGGATGTTCACTATTCGACTTTTTCTTTGATGATATAGAAGATATAGAAGAAGAGGATGATCCTATAGCATTAACAATAGCAAGATGGTGTTCAGATGATAAAGGAAGAAATGTTTTATATAAAAAAAATGGAGAAGAACGATATCCCGATTTTAAATTATATAAAATGATTGCTAGAACTGTTCATAATCATACTCCAGAAAATCAATTAGATAGAGAAGATTTGAATTTATTTGATAAATTTTTAAGTTCAAAAAAGAAAATGGGAAAGAAAGCAAAAATTTTCAATGTCGATGAATTACCTAGTTACGTATAAAATTGATTTAATTTAAATTATAAAATTAAATTAATTATAATATGTCTACATCTAATATCATGAATATACCATCAAATAATAAAACAATGTATTTAATAGATACTATTGATGCTATAGCAAAACCTTTTAGTGATGTTTCAATAATAAGGGATTTAGATTCAATTAAAGATACTATAGTACATACTGCACCAGAAATTATAAACAAACGGTGGATGGATATATACTTGTATTGCAGTAAGCATTTTAATAATGCTGATGACTTGAATCATTTTAAAGCATTGAATACTTATAATGAAAGATATGAAGGCTACAAAAAAACATTTATAAACATTAATTAATAAATATATCAATTAATATTTTTTATTTATCGTGGGAAACCAACCAAATTAGCACCAATACCGAAACCAGCACCAGAGCGAGCAGATGCTCCCATGGATGGAACGTAAGTATCAAGAATAGAGAAGGTAGCAGCTGCGGTCAAAGCAATCAACATAACTTCATCAACATTTAACGATTTTTTAGGAATAGCATATGCTGCAATAGCAACCATGATACCTTCAACAAGATATTTAACAGCACGACGAACTAATTCGCCGAAGTCAACCATATCACCAAGTCCAGACATTTTATACTTAATATATAGAAAAAAATAATTAGGTTTAAAATAACTTAAATATTAAAAAATTAATATTTCTATAATGAGTTCTTTGGCTTTTGAACGACAAAAATTACCAAATGGTGAAAATAATCCTAAATATGTTGATTTATTGGATGAAGATAAACCAATTTCTGGACAAAAATTTGCATGTATATCTTTTGTTTCACCAGAAAATATTTTACAAGATAAAAATCATTTTTTCTTTCAGGAATTCCTAAAATATTTTGATTTTTCTAAATCAATAGAAAAATATCATCAATTTCTTAATTTTTTAGCTTTCAAATATAATCTTGAATTTAATGATATGGTTTCTGATTTTGAAGAATTTTTAAAGAGTGAAAAAGATGAATTTGATAGTGAAAAAATTAGAAATGAATATAAAACATTTGTAGATAACAATGAACAAAGGTTACAAGAAGATTTTGATACAGCACATGCTTTTCAAACAAACACTAGAGGATTAAAAATTAGAGGTGTTTATGCTACGCAAGGTGAAGCAGAATTGAGATGTAAACTGCTTAGAGAAGTTGACCCTCATCATAATGTTTATGTTGGTCCTGTAGGAATGTGGATGCCTTGGGATCCAGAAGCATATAAAACAGGAAGAGTTGAATATATGGAAGAAGAATTAAATCAGCTAATGAGTGAAAAAAATAAAAATGAAGCGAAAGCTAAACAGGAATTCGAAAAACGTGTTCTTGAAACGAAAAGAAAAGCTATTGAAGAAAATATAAAATTAGCAAAAGAAAATAAAAATAAATTAACACAAAATATTGATAAAGAAGGTAATTTAATAGGAGTAAATAATACTATTGAAAATGCTTTAACAGGTGAAAATGTTTCTAGTGCTGATATTAAAAAAGAATTGTTTGAAGGAGATAATATTATTACATCAAAAAATAAAGACCAACCCAAGTTAAAATCTCTTTTACCAGATGAACGAAAAAAATAAAATTGAATAAAAATCTATAATTAATAATATTTTAATTAATTATGGATAAAAACATGGAAACCAAATCTACTCAAACCCCAACTGTTGAAAAACAGGTTAAATCTGAAAAAAAAAAGAAAAAGAAAAAGAAAAGCAAAAAACAAAGTTATAAAGATATGATGGCTGATATATTAAAACCTAAATTAACAGATGAAGAACGTTCCAAGTTAAAAAAAGATTCTCTGATGCAAAACGCACTTGGAGGTGGAAGATTCCAAAAAATGGAGAAAATATAATCATTGTCTCACAGTTAACCACTTTAACAATATTATATCATCATAAACTATTGAAGTCATCATCAAATAATATAGAATAATCATAATATCTATATTTTTTAAATTGATAACCAAATAAATTAAATGAATGCTCCAATTTACAAAACATAATAGTGAATATATATTTCTAGCTTTTACCTTCATTATTTTTTCTTCATCTTTTGAAACCAAAAATCTCATACCTAAACAATAATTTACATCATAACTATAACACGATAATATTGTATATATCATCAATAAATTCTGTACAGGATGTGGATTTTTATAACTTATAAATAAATTCAAAATATTTACACTACTTGTTATTGTATGGTGAATTTTTGTTGATTTACTTAATTTTACTTTAAATAATGCTATAGTATCACCACAAGTATATATACAACCCACCAATTGAACTAATGAAGTCATATCGTAAATATTTAATATTGTTAGTGGAATTAGTGGGATGGTCCAGACAGTAATATATTTTAAAACATATGTTTTTATAAAATTTTTTAATATATAATTTTTTCTTGAATTATCATAATTAAAATATTTTTCATAATTTATTTGCAAATAAATGTCCACAGCATAATATGATAAATAATTAAATATCCATAATACAGGAAGAACTGTAAATAAATAATTCATTAATATTTATAGATTTATACATTTAAATAGATTATATAAAGACATTATCATAATTAAATTAATGAATCATTGGTTATTAACTACACACGGTGCTGCTTTATTCCCAATGGGAGTATTTTTATGGAACTGGAAAAGAAGAAAAGATACGGCTTCTATTTTCATGTTTATAAAATTTTTATATGCTGTAACATATTCATTGCTTTATCATTCACACCATAGTTTACCGCCAGATGAGGTATTTACAAGTGATTATGATTATTCTAATTGGGCTTTATTAGATGGTTATGCCGCTTCTTCTTCTATATTTACTACTGTTTTGTACACATTAAGGGTGAGAGAACCTCAATTTTATATAACAAGTTTTGCGGTAGAAAATATTGTATTGGTTGTTTATTTATGGGAAGACTTAGAACACGCTTTAATATTAACTTGGTATTTATCAGTTTGTTCTGCTATAGTAACTGTATTAAAATGGCGCACAGTTTGGAGATATTTGCTTAGATTTAAATGTCTATCTTTTCTCACAATCGCATGTGGAATATGTGCCGTTGTTATGTATTGTATAGCGGTTAAACAGTGGTATAATGATATTTATGTAAAATATCATTCATTATGGCATTGTTTTGTTTTTTCAACTGCTGGATTTGGTTCTTTATTAAGATACAAACTTGATGAACAAATACATCCTATACATAGAAGAGCACAATTAGATTCTATATAGTCGGAATAAATTCCCAATTTAATTCCTTACATATTTTTTTCCATATTTCATCTTGTTCAATTCTTTTAACAGGATCTTTCAACATCGGAAAATATGGTAAAAATATATTTTCACCTAATAATTCACACATTTTATATAAAACATAATAATAATTCAAAAAATTCACCCTATCATCAGGACAATGGTTAGAATATGGTTTTTGTATTTCCATAAATAAATTACATAATGTATCCTCTAATTCCGGAGTCATAACCGGTGGTTTTATACCTAATTTATCTTTTATAAATGGTATATGTTCATAATATTTATTATATCCTAATTTTTTTAATATATCTTTTGCTTTTTTATTTGTTATTTGTTTTAATGAAATTCTTTCCTTCTTTATTTGTTGTTTTATATTATCTAATACTTCTTTAGGAATTTGTGTTGTTTCTTTTGCCTGAAATTGAGCTAATATTTCTCTAAAATGATTTATTCTTTTATAAGCATAAAAACATACTTCTTTAGGAGGTTCTTTATATGATGGTTTTTCATGTTCTATTAAATACTGATAATGTTCACCACATTTATTACATATTATTAATCCTTCTGTTTCTACTGGTATTAATTCACCTTTACAGTTTTTACATTTTTCATAATCTATTACATAATTATTTATATCTATAAAACTTTCATCTATATTTATTAAATATTTATTTACACTTGTATCTGTATTTTTATTTGAATCTATATTTGTTTCTGTATTTTTATTAAAAAAATTATTTAATACAATAGTTTTTTTAGTTGTGCCTTTCGATATATTCTTTTTCTTTTCAAAATATTCAAATATATAATCCGAATTTAATAAAAAATATTCTTTCTTCTTTTTTTTTAAATTCGATATCTTTTTACGAATTTCATTTAATTCATCTTGATATTCTAATTTTTCACCTATATCTAGACATTTTTTTATCTTTTTTTTCAATACTTTCTTCCTTTTTTTTAATGAAGGTATTAAATTATTGCTGATATCTATAAACTCTTTAATTTTTTCATTATGTTTACTATCTAATGTTACAATCGATTTTTTGTTTACTATTATTTTTTTACTAGCCTTTGGCTTAAAATTAGGCATTAATATACATATGTTTATGTTATTTTTAATTATTAATTTTCTTATTTAAAATAAATGAGTGATATCAAAATCGATGAATCAATTTATAATAATAATATTACTATTGATAAACTCAAATTTAGAAAAATGACTTTTATTTATAATGCTTTAGAAAAGGGATGGAATGTTTCAAAAAGAGATAATTTATATATATTTAAAAAAAATCATGAAGGTAAGAAAGAAGTTTATCTTGACGATTATTTAGCACGATTCATGCAAGACAATTTTGATATGTCTAACATATAATTTAATTTTTATTTTTAATTAATTAATTAATTAATTAAAAAAATGAAAAAATTTTTTTCTTTAGCAATATTATAAAATGGGTGGTGGTTTAATGCAACTCGTAGCTTACGGCGCACAAGACGTCTATTTGACTGGTAATCCACAGATTACTTTCTGGAAAGTTACCTACAGAAGACACACTAACTTCGCAATGGAATCTATTGAACAAACTTTCAACGGACAAGCCGACTTCGGTCGTCGTGTTCAATGCACTGTCTCCAGAAATGGTGACCTTGCTTACAGAACTTATTTACAAGTTACTCTTCCTGAAATCAACCAAGATGATGCAGCTGGTGCTGTATACGCAAGATGGTTGGATTGCCCAGGTGAACAACTTATCTCTATGGTAGAAGTAGAAATTGGTGGTCAAAGAATCGACCGTCAATATGGTGATTTCATGCACATCTGGAATCAATTGACTCTTACCTCTGAACAAGAAGATGGTTACAACAAAATGATCGGTAACACTACTCAACTTACCTTCTTGACTGACCCTAACTTCGCTGATGTAGCAACTGCTTGTGGTGCTGCTTCTGTTCCAGAAGCTGTATGTGCTCCAAGAAACGCACTTCCAGAAACTACTCTATACGTTCCTCTTCAATTCTGGTTCTGTAGAAACCCTGGTCTTGCTCTTCCTTTGATCGCTCTTCAATACCACGAAGTTAAAATTAACATCGAAATCCGTCCTATGGATGAATGTCTTTTCGCTGTTACCAAAATCGGTATGTCTGCCGCTCCAGGTAAAAACGTAAAAGCTACTGCTGCTTACTCCAAATCTTTGGTTGCTGCTTCCCTTTACGTTGATTACATCTTCTTGGACACCGATGAACGTAGACGTATGGCTCAAAACCCACACGAATACTTGATTGAACAACTTCAATTCACTGGTGATGAATCCATCGGTTCCTCATCCAACAAAATCAAATTGAACTTCAATCACCCATGTAAAGAATTGATTTGGGTTGTACAACCTGACGATAACGTAAGTTATTGCGATAGTTTCGTTGAAACTAAAGTTCTTAACATGGCTTTGGGTGCTCAGCCATTTAACTACACTGACGCAATCGATGCTCTTCCAAACAGTATCCGTGCTTTCAGTTCCTCCTCTCAATTGAGTGGAACCAACGCACCAAACACTTCGGTTATTAACGAAGCTGGTCTTTTCAATGACCCTAACGCAAACCAAAGTGGAAATTCCACTCAAGTTGATGACCTTTCATCCAATTTGGGTAAAGCTGGTGTAACCAATGGTGTTTCTGATGCTGGAGCATTCGTTCTTGCTGAAACTTCCTTGAAAATGCACTGTTGGGGTGAAAATCCAGTTGTAACTGCTAAACTTCAATTGAACGGTCAAGACCGATTCAGTGAACGTGAAGGCACTTACTTCGATTTGGTTCAACCATTCCAACATCACACTCGTTCTCCAGACACTGGTATTAATGTTTACTCTTTCGCTTTGCGACCAGAAGAACATCAGCCATCTGGAACCTGTAACTTCAGTAGAATCGACAACGCAACCTTGCAACTAGTTGTTTCTGCTGCTGCTATTGGTAGTGCTAACACCGCCAAAGTTCGCGTTTACGCAACCAACTACAACGTTCTTCGCGTTATGAGTGGTATGGGTGGTCTTGCATACTCCAACTAAGTTTTTTATCATATTTTTATTCTATTCATTTTAGGATAATATTTAATATCTAATTAAATATTATTATATATGAAAAAAGATTTCACACAACTCATTGCTGAAATGCTTCTATATATTTTTGGTTTCGGTTTAGTTGAATTTCTAATCAAAAAATATTTTATTAAACATAAATTAGCTATTTACACTATTATTGGAATTATTGGATTTATTTTATATTACAATTAATATATACAATGATGCTTCTAGATGGTTTAGCGATAATGGTAAATTCGGTAGGATGGGGTATAAAACCAGTTTTAGAAAAAATATCTGTAAAAAAAATAGGTCACGTTAATTTTTCCTATATACGTTACATTATTACTGGTATTATTTCCCTTATTCTACTTTCTATAAATTTATATAAAAATGGTATTGGTAAAAAATTTCATCAAAATCCTAATTATTTATATGATGCGTTAAAATGGGGCACAATTGTTAGTGTGGTTGCTTTAGTTTCTATTATAAGTAATTATTATTTATTAAGTAAATATGATGTTAGTTATATCGCTCCTATTGTCGAAGGTGCTCTTTTAGTTATGAATGCTTTATTTGGTATTATCTTTTTAAAAGAAAAAATCACTACACAAGCAATTGCTGGTATTGGAACAATTATTGTTGGAACATTTATATTATACTCATCGTAAATTTTATATTATTTAACAAAACCATTTAAATAATATTCATCAGATATATTTATATTATGCAGATTTTCGTAAAGACCCTCACAGGCAAAACAATCACCCTGGATGTCGAACCATCAGATACCATAGAAAATGTTAAGCAAAAAATTCAAGATAAGGAAGGTATTCCCCCTGATCAACAACGTCTTATCTTTGCAGGAAAGCAATTGGAAGATGGACGAACACTTTCCGACTATAATATTCAGAAAGAAGCAACTCTACATTTAGTCCTTAGACTTCGTGGAGGCAACTAAATAAATTAATTAATAATATTATTAATTAATATATTATGTTAAGCACTATATTAGCAGGTCTTGTAGGTTATTATGCTGGTTTATATACATATTTATGGTCACAATTATATAGTCCTCAAAGAAGAATTAAAGATAAAGTCGCTTCAAATGATTATTTAAAATATAAACAATTATAAATGGATAATTCAATGAATTTAGTAGACATCTCACACAATAAAAAAATAATTCATAAAGAAAAAGAAATCATTCGATTTTATTATTTTAGTGAACAAGGAATCTGTGGAGACGACCGTCATAAACATCAAGAATACTGTAATAATATGTTAAAACACGGATATACATTAGTTAATATGACTACTATGGGTAATTTAGATAATCAAAGAGATTCATATGAGGGAACTATTATATATCATTGGAAACTTGTGGAATAAATGATTGAAGAGGATAACTTTTTATGTCTGTTATATCTATATTTTTTGTCGGTAAATATACTTTCATAGGAGCTTTTACTATAACATGTCTTATTTCCCCCCAAATATCAAGATACATTTTATATTCATTCATAGTCATTACATCTTTCTCTAATATATTAAAAACTGGATTCATACATAGATATTCTGGTTGTTTTTTCATATATTAAACAATTTAAAAATTATTTAATATAATAACGTATAATGTTGAAAAATTTTAATATTGGCGATTCTACAAAAAAACTATTACTCTGGAAATGGTGTATAAGTGGATTAGAACCAGGGTTAAATAGTGAAAAATGCGAGATTTTATACAACGATTATTTAAGAACAATTAAACAAAATAAAGATAAAGATAAAAATAACAATAATTAATATATGTTTAATATTCGAGTTTATGGTTGTAGAATAACAACAATGAAAAGATATTTTACCTTTCAAAGACCTCCACCCGGTTATATGTTTAAAAGACCTGTTGTCCCTAGTGATTTAGAATATCCTGAATTTGTTAATGAAATTAAAAATAATGAATTTGATTGTGAAAAAGAATTATGGTGCAATGATGAATACATTAGTGATGATAATATCAAAAATGAAATATATGAAAGATACAATTCTAGAGAAGATTAATAAAATTGATTTAAATAAATCATGATATGATTATTCAAAATGAGTGAAGAAGAAAATACACGTGTAGCCGGCAACGCCAACCCAACATGTTCTAGTGGACGTTCAAGAGGAACTCCAGCAACAAGACATTGTAAAATATATAAAGAGAGTCTCCGTTTTAGTAAACCACTATTATTGGGACCAGCTAATATTGGTGGGGTGGGAAAAAATAGAAAACCATATAAATCTTATTGGAGAAAAAGAAAAGATGCTAGAAGGCAAAACAAATTGAATTTTCAAGCTAATAAAAATACCCCATCAACTGATATGATGCGTAAATTTAATATTAAAGTTAATAAACCAGAATATAAAAAATATGAAGGTAAAGGAACTGTTGAAGTTGAGTGGGTTAGAAAACATGATGCCGCATACAGACCAAAAAGGGGTTCATATGATTATGGATTTTCATATACCGAAACCACAGAAGAATAAATATTTATAAAATTGAAATAAACATAATTTTTTATTTCAATTAATGAAGGAACTTCCACATTCTATTATAAATCATATATTCACATTTATTTTTAAACCTTATGAAGTAAGGTCGTTTTCAGATATCAATCTAGAATTAAAAGATGTTAATTTATTAGAAAAAAAATGTAAACATCAAATAAATATTTTAAAGGAATATATGGCTAAAACAAAATTTTGGAGAATTAAATGGTTAAATAAAGATTTTGATATTGGAACTTCTGATGATGAATATGATACAGATATAGATTTTACAAAATATGAAAGTTCTAGAGAATCATTATTATTTCTTACAACATATTGGAATTATCATTACTATCCACAATATGAGGCATTTCAAAAATTAAAAAATCATAATAATTGTGAAGAAGAATATATAACTGATTATAATAAAGCAAATTATCATATTTTTAAAAGATTGAAATTACTCAAGGATTATATTTGGTCCGATAAACATAACAATTTATTTAAACCTGGTATAAAAAATAGAATAAAACCTATATGGAAATCTAATTGTTTAGTTATGGAAGGCGACCTTTAAAACATTTATTAAATGGTTGCGTTATTACCATCAATAATAAACTACCAGCTAAACCTTGATAAAAAATTGTTCTTCTAACTTTAGCAGATTCCGCTTTAATTTTTAATTGTTTTTGTGATAATGTATCTTTAAATGGTGTTCCTACATCTCTAGTCATTACTAAATAATAAACACACGCTAAACAATATATGGCCATTCCATAAGCTAAGTATACTGAAATTACACAATTCATTATATTAATTATTAATATAATTAATTATTAACAACTGAATAATTTGTTCATATTTTTTACTTCCATTTTATCTTGTTCTTTAAACATTATTTTATCAATTAAACTATCATCTCTTAATCTAACACTATAATTTTTTTGTTTATCTTGTCTTCCTACTCGTCCAAATGCCTGTATCATTTTTTCCTGAGTCATATTTTTCAAATCTTTACTCAAATATCCATGACAGAACTGATAATTTGTTCCATAAATATAATCTGAACTAGCTATAATTAAATATAATTTTTGTTGTTCTGCTAATTTTTTCATAATATCTACATATTTTAAGTTATCGTGTGTTGTAAACACACCTATACCCATCATTAATAATACCTTCCATTCTTTCTTAACTTCTAACAACATTATTTTTTGAACTATATCATCATCTAATTCAGATGTAAATCCCTTTTCTTTCTTAGCATCACACCACAATTTAAAATGTTCCTCACTATTTGGTATATATCTTTTTTTTAATTGTATTTCTTTCAATTTAGATTTCAGAATTCTTATTTTTTCAGCATATTCTTCTTGGTTTTGTTTTTCTCTAGTATTATCCTTCACTTCTTTATCTATCTTTTTCTCATCTAATTTTGCTAATCTTTGTTCTTCTTCTAAAGATATTCTATCTATTTCTTTCATAACATTATCATTTTCTATAATTAAATTCATCAATTCCATAAGTTCATTATCTGGTATTTTGCTTACCTTTAAATAAAATTTTGCTATTTTTTCTACATCATTTGTTATAAATATTGTTGGTCCGTCTGTTAGAGTATAAGCATCTTGAGTAGTAATCTTTATTACTGAATCATACTGTTTTTTATATTTTTTCATTAATGACTTTCTAATTTTTTGTAATCCATCATCTTTTAATTTCGACAACAACTTTAAATAATATAATTTCAAAGACATTACATTAATCTGAGATATATCTTCAAAATAATTGTTCATTTCATATGCTTCTTTCACCAATTTTTTTTCATGCATTTTCAAAATAAATTTTGATATTTCATCTACAGCAAAATGTCTTAGTATTGTTTTGTTTGAATTTAAATACTTAACACATCTTTTTAAATCTTTACAATTATCGTATTCATAATGAGGCATTAATATTTCAGCATTCGATTTTAATATAGGTATTGTTTTCTTACATTCATAACTCACTACATTTATCTTTTCTCCATTTTCAAACTTACTTTTATATCCCATTATCATTGGATGTAATTCTTTATCGTCCGGTAATGTTGCTGAAGATAAAACTATATTTGGAATTTCATTTTCTTTCCAATTTTTTTCCAATATTTCATGAAATTCATGTGTTTCATAATCTAATGTTATGGTTGGTTCATCCCAATACCATAATAAATCTTCTTTCTCATTAAATGCTAACATATATCGCATCGCATATAAATAGGATTGAACATCTGAAATCATCACTTCAACTTTTTCACCTTCATCATTATTTACTCTAAAAATTCCTCCTGTTTTTCTATTTCTTATAATTTCTTTAGCAGCGAAATAATGTAATCTAATATCACTAGTATCTTTACATCCAAATGCTATTGCTATTGGTATTTCCATCGATATACAAGATTTTGCTAATTGTAATCCTATATGTTTAGCAGCACAAACAAATATTATTCTTTTTTTAATACCTACCGGTGTAATCGTTTTACCTGTTCCAGTTGGAGCCTGATATAAAACTAAAAAGTTAGTTTTATTATTCACCGTATCTAATATTTTTTTTTGATGTTCATATAACTCAACATCACTGTATTTCAACATTGTCGTATTTCTTTCTATATAATTATAAGCATTTTTTATAATACTTTCATATGTTATTCTATCTTTGTATTTCAATAACAATTTCCTAGAATAATCCAAGACATATGTATTTACATTTGATATATTATTTTTTAGCAATTGAGTTATCGTATAATAATATTCACCATTTTTCTTTTCAAGAAATAGATAAACATTTTTTATAATAATAAATTCATATAACTGATCTTTTATTTTCATTATTTTTTTATTTAAATTCTTTATTCTCATTTCATCTATTTTATTTAGTTTTTTTATCTTTCTTTTTTCTACTTCATACTTTTCATTAAATTTTTTATTTATCTTATCAATCAATTGTTTAAAATACAATAAATATAAATAATGATGAATAGATTCCATATTATCATTTTTTATTTTCATAAATTTTAACAAACTGTTTGAATTATTAAATGATATTGAAATGTCTTCTCTGCTATCATAAATTAGCTTTAATATTTGACGTTCTTTTTCTGGAACTGGTAGTTCCAAGAAATCCCATTCGCTTTTGGTTAGTTTTGATTGTGAAAGGTCCATGATATATTACCTAATTATCCTTTAATATAAATCAAATCAATTTTATTTATATTATTAAAATTGATTTAAGAAACAAATGCTTTTATATATAATAATGTCCATGATATTTTCTGTCGAGGGTAATATTGGTAGTGGTAAATCTACCTTAATTCGTAAATTAAGAGAACAACTAACACATGTTGATAATACTCCAATTGTATATTTAGAAGAACCTGTTGATATATGGTGTACAATAAAAGATAAGGAGGGCGACAATATTATAAAAAAATATTACCAAGACCAAAAAAAATATGCTTTCCAGTTTCAAATGATGGCTTATATCACAAGAATAACACAATTAAGAAAGGCTGTTGAAAAATATAAAAATTGTATTATAATTACTGAACGTAGTATATTAACAGATAAAAATGTTTTCGCAAAAATGTTACATGAAAATGAAATCCTCGATGAAATTAGTCATCAAATTTATCTAAAATGGTTTGATGAATTATCACAAAATTTACAGGTTCAAAATTTAATTTATATAAAAACAAAACCTGAAACTTCTATGAAGCGTGTTTTAAAAAGAAATAGACCGGGTGAAACTATAGATTTGGATTATTTAAAAACATGTCATAATAAACATGAAGAGTGGATTCAAAATGATAGATATGCTTTATTATTAAATGGTGAAAAAGAGTACAAAGAAAATCTTCCTGATTCATGGTTACTAACAATAAAATCTTATATTTATGGTAATATTAAACCTATAAAAGATTTAGACCAAATTTATGATATATTAAAAGACGACACCTTTCCTTTACATTAATCTATGTCTTCTAATAAATAATTAAATGTTGATTTCGCACGATATTTTAAATGATCTAGTTCTATTTTTGTAGTTGGAAAATTATCAGAACCATATATATCCTGTAGTAATAACCATTCAAACAATCCTCCTGAATAAACAAAAATATTATAAAAACCTAATTTATTTAATTGTGTATATTTTTTTAATACATCTTCATCTGCTGAATTTTTTCCATATATAATTATTCTTAAATTTGTATTATTCATATTATCATTTATTGTTTTTACTTCACTTTCTGGCGTTATTGTACCTTTTATTAAACATTCTTGATTATTCGCATCTAAAGTATTTATTAATAAATACTTATTATTAGTTTGTATTGTTTGTTGAACATCTTCAAAGTTTACTTTTTTTACGGATTGTGATTGTCCCATTAAAATTAATTTAATATAAGTAATTAATTTTAATTAATAATTATTACATAATTAATTTTTTTCAAATCGTTGTAATATTCTCATAAATTCCCAATATGGAAAATCTGGTTTCATCCACATTTCTTTTGTTAACACATTACCATCCGGAACTATACAACTTGATGGTTTCTTACCTTTATTACGTATACCACCTATTGTTCTACAATAATTACGACTACCGCCAGGCAATCTACTTCCACGACAACCTTCTTGACATTGACCCTTTGGAACTAAATTACAAGAATTGCACTTTCCGTTTACCGGTAAGTGAGCTAAAGTTCTTTTCTTTGCTAATCCATAATTTCTTAAAGTTCTACCAACACCCATAAAAGTAGCAAATGATAATGCATCTTCATCTATTTTTTCTACACCACTTATTTTTAAAGCTCTTCTTTTAAAATTGTTCCATTCACCAGCACCAGGTTTTGTTCCTTTCGTCATTTTTTGAACACAATCATACTGATTTGAACCACATTTTTTTCCACTATTTCTTCTATTATAAAATACATAACCTTGTTCACGACCATGAGAACATCTTCCAGGAGTGCAACGTATACAAGCTGGAGGGTCTCCTCTCCATGCACCTGTTCTATAAGGTGCATTTATACTTTGAGCATATTTTTTACATTCAGCAGCAGAAAGAGCTAAACTTTTATTTGGTTCTCCTGATGCTACTAAGTTAGCACCACCCTGATAAATAGCTCGACTATTTGTTACAAATTGCCAGAATGGGAAAAATGGTTTTTTATAATCCGATTTTTTTATTGTTTTTGAATCACCCCAATCATGTCCTACTAAATTTTTACCCGCTAATCTAGAACGATTTAAATTTGAATCTTTCATAAAATTATTATCTACACCTAAACTATCTCTACTATAAACTATACTATTTTCATCATCACTTATTACTACATTTTTATGTGACCGTTTCATTATTTCAGTGAAATCTTTCCAACAAGGTTTTTTCATAGGATATGTTGTTGTTGATGGGGCTTTACCATAGCAATTCTCATATAATTTTATTCCCTCATCATAGGTATTAACATTGGATGTTGCTGTATATTTATCTGCTTTTTGTTTTACTTCTCTTAATTTATTTAAATAATCTTTTGGTTTCCATCTATAAAATGTTCCTAATTCCCATTCTTTCTTTACACCATTTCTTTTTCTAGCATCTTCTTTCACTGTCTTAGAAATCTTATCAGGATGTAGTCTACCTGCTACAGAACATCCCGATTGTTGATATGTATTTACCAAACAATCGCGAGGTCTTTTCTTCTTTTTACTTTCATCTACAAATCTTTCTTCACAAGGATCTACATCTTTATCATAACACATCTTAGTCATCTTCTTTGCTTCAGCATAATCTTTCGAACGAACTTTATTATTTATATCTACCATAGAATTCAATACATTTCCAAAACTTGATTTATTCCATATTTTCAATAAATTTGTTCCCCAACTTCCTTGATCACTAGTAGCTTTCATTATATCAGTTCTACATCCTGATTTTTTCCATAAATCTTTTAAACAAGCATCACTATGTGGTCCTGTATTCATTTTTGGACCCATACAAGGAAATTTTTGTCCAAATTTCTTACATTCTTCCACAGGGACTAAAGGACCATTCATTCCAGCAAATTCTGGATCATAACAATAATCTTTACTTTGATCTAATTTTGTTCTTGAACCCTTTAATCCTATTGTATTTTGTGTTCTATGTGGGTCTTGTCCACATTTTAAACCCGGAGCACAATCAGCATCTGTATCACAGTCACCTGATGCTACATCGGTTCCACCATATTTTTTTGAATCGGGACTCCATCCAAACCATTTTACATTTGATTTTATACCTTCATAAGGCCATTCACATTTATCATCTTTATATTTTGGATGAAATCCTCCATCTTTTAATTTTTTAGCCATTCCTGAAGCTGTTACAGGACACCAAGCACATCTATCCGCAACACTTGTATCTCCACAATCTTTCATTCTATTACAATATGCTCTATCTTTTGCTTTCTGACACTGAAAAGCCGCATCTTTTCCAGGTGGAATCCAAGTATTTTTTTTACCTCCTCCTCCACAAACATCATTTGAAAATTTTCCTGGATTTTCTGGATCTGCTGGCGCTTTTTGTCCTCCAAAAATTATTTTATCACTGTCTAAACAATAACCACATCCTGTACCATCATCATAATACATCCCTTCTAATTGACTACAATCTTTTATTTTATCGATATCTATACATTTTTGAACTCTTTTTCTGAATTCTGATTCATCCATATCAAAAGCTGAATAATCTTTCTCTAATTCTATACTTCCTGTTTTATAATTTGTTTTATCTTTATCTTCGCTAACTTTTAAAAATATCGTATCATCAAAAGCTCCTTGTTCTAGAGATTGAATCTTTCTCGCACCAAAATGTGTTTTCTGATTTTTTATAAAATTCTTTGATGTTATATTACTCTCTTTTTTTAGTCGAGCCAAATCGCCCTGAATATCTATTCCTTCTTTTAAATTTTTATTATGAAAATAACTATAATATACTACCAATAATAATATCAATCCCAATAATGCTAAAATTTCATATTTATATTTCATTTAATTATATTAATTATAGACATAATTAATTATTAAATTATTGATAATTAATTATTTAATCGTCGGTATATGTTCGACAACAATGAGCTCCTGTTTTACCTCTATAATTCCAACCATTATAATACTTTCTCCAGTGTCCACCACACCACCAACCTCCCCATCTTCCTACCCAAAAGCCTTTTCTACCATCACTTGTAAAACCCGACCTACAAATATTATGTCGCCCTCTTTTCCAATTTTTATAAGTATGCATATCACATAATTCTAAACCTTGTCTTTTACAACCTTTTTCTGCTTGTTTTTTATTTGTATATGGACACCATCTATGCCACAACCACCATCTTCCCCACCACCAATATCTATAAAAAGGCATACAATGACCGATTGTTCTTACATATTTCTTTCTCTTTGGTGCTATATACAATTTATTCCTCCATGTTTTCCATTTATCATTTTTTTTACCAACTGCTTTTTGACCAAAGTCTGTGGACATAAAACAAGGTCCTTTTCTTCCCTCTTTTAATACTTTTCCATTATGCATTCGTGGTCGATTCACATATTTACAATTCTTCTTTTTTAAACATTCTTCTTGACACTCCTTAGCATTCATATTATTTCCTAATTTTACTAAACCTTTTTCTGATAATAATACGTATCCTTCTTGCATATATAATGTATGTGCTAAAGGGATTATAATAAATAACAATAATATAAAAAACCCTATTACTATTTTCATATATTAATTATTAACATAATATTATTTATAATTAATATATTACCACGATTTTAATTTCTCACAAACTTTCCTTGTTCCAGGTATTGGGTCTCCTCCAAATACCGCATTAGTACAAGGCAAACTCGAACCATCCCGACCAGAACGATATACCCATCTATTTTTCAAACCATATCGCACTAATCCACTATGTTTGCATGTTTGTCCTTCTTTCGCACAATGCGACCATTGTCCTGCTTTATATGTTCCTTGTTTTGGTTGTGGATTAGGTCTTCCAAATGTATTATCTGCTAAAACTTCAGGATTTGCTCTAGGTCCAGCAAATACTCTATTTCTACAACCTCCATAATATGACCACCACCAATTCACTCTACGTGGAAATGATTGTCTTCTCCATACATCTCCTTTCTTTCTTCCTTCATCTCTTGTATTTCCCTTATCATGATGTTGAAAATATCTACCAAATGTATTACTACAGAAACATTGACCATACCATTGTAATCCAAAATATTTATAGTTTCTACATCTCCATTGACATACACGTGCATCATTTCCAGGTCCCCAATATGCTGTTCTTCCAGCATATCTTCCCAAATCTCTTCCCCATCTACCTCTCATTCTGCTATTTGGTCTTGTTCTCGCACCATAATCCTTTGTAAATTTGTTTCCATATGGTGATCTCCATCTTCTACTTAAAGCATATTTATTCATCCACCAGTTATCACCACAATCCTGAAAATCTCCTATATATTGCATATCTTTCTTAGGCATCTTTCCTTTCTTATCATATACTTGTCCTCCCCAAAAATTACTGGTTCCCCACCATCTCCAACCATTTGATTTATATCTATCAGTTGTTATTGGACAATAACCTGTATTGTAACTTCTTGATGTTCTACATCCTAAACCCCAACCACCGTATACATTCGTTGCTCCAAATGTAAATCTATTACAATTCTTATCTTTCGCACATATATCCGCACATTTCTCAATTGGCCAATGTCTTGAATCCCATCCATGCCATTTATAACCATACCAATCACAATCCCCACCCTTTGGATATGCTTTCGATTTTTCAAATCTTGCTTCCAAACAACTTCCTTTTCCTACTTTTGAATTACTATATCCTGCTTTACATTTCTTTTTAAAAGCATTCAATGATTTATCATCTCCTACTTTTATTGTTTTTGTTTCACAATATGTTGAATTACTACAATAATATTTTTCTTTGGCTCCAAAATAATATGCTTGTCTTCTATCATCATTCATTCTTTGTTCTTCTATTAATTTTGCTGGTTTTACATTCATATTCCATAATTGTATCTTAGCACCACCTAAACCACAATTTCCCCAACTACAATCTGCTCTTCCATAAACCACTACCTTTGTTACATCCCATAAGTTTGAACCGTTCTTTTTCTTAGGTAAAGCTACTCTTACCCATTGATTTAATCCACCTAATGTATGTGCTGAATTTCCTTTTCTCCAAGACATCCACCATCTATTATAATCTTTCTTATTTCCATCCATTACACGCTTAGCTGGAGCAAACCACCAATAATATGATGATGATTGAGACGCATTTCCACCCTCCAAATTTATCTTTCCATTTCTATCATATACCTCTATTTCCTGAACTTGAACATATCCTGTTTTTTGGATTTGAACATGTGTTACTCCTTCTTTTCCTCTTACATCTGCCTTTGTCGCTTCAGTAAAGTTTTTATTTGTACAAGGTTCAAAATTACATCCTATTGTATGTGTCAATTTTGGACAAGGAGCACCTCCTCTTTTCGGTGGATATCTAATCGTTCTTGTTTTTGTTTTTTTACCACCACCACAATCTTCACTACATTGACCATAAGCACTCCACGCACTTACTACACAATCCTGTGGAGGTGGATATTTATCCAATAAATTATTTAATACCGCATTACAACTCTTTCCACACAACGAATTTCCTGATGAGCAACGCGTTTTTATCACTAATTTTGTTCCATTTATCAAACCTTCATCGTCTCCTAAACTTCTTCTTGATGGATCACTCGCTTTTCTTCCTGGCCAACCAAACCATTTCTTTTGTTCTTCCTGACTCATACCCATTCTTCTTTGTTCTTTTCCTCCTTTTACAAATTTTGTCCACATTACACCCCAACGTCTTTTCTTCGACCTATAATCTAATAAATATCCCCACAATACTCCTCCTCCCCAATCCATTGTTACATAATCTCCTTCACGAATTCCATCTGGTTTTGGAGGATCTGTACCATAACAAGCTTGTGATGCTGCTTTCTTTGCTGCATATTCTCTAACATTCAATATCTCTTTATTCGCTCCTTGAACATAATTTTGAACTACTTGTTTATAAGCATTCGTGTCCATTTTTAATATATCTTCTTTCGCTTTTCCAGACAACTTATCTGGATGCTTTTTACCTGCTGTATCACACCCTTGTTCCTTAAATATCTTTTTCGCACACAATTTTCTAGCTTCTTTTGTCTTTTCTCCATAAGGCATTGTATATTTTGGGTCACAGGGATCTAAATCCGGCTGTCTGTTAAAACATAATGGATATGATTTCATTACTGTTGCTAAATCTCTACTTTGCGTTTTCTTATATAATTCTTTCATTTGAGCTCCTATCTGTTGATAACTTGAACCTTTTTGTGCTACTAAATCGTCAAATGGATTATTATATGGTTTTGTTCCTGTACAACCTGAATTTTTCCATAATTTTACATAACAATCTCTTGAATGTTTTCCTGTTCCATGATAAGGTGTTATACAAGGATGTTCTTTAGCAAATTTTTTACAATCCGCTGCTTTTAATAACCCTCCTGAATAATTACAAGTATCTTCTGAATATTTTGGTACTAACTTATTTCCTAACTTCTTCATCACCATTATCTTTCCTGATGTTGGGCAATAACCACATTTCTGTTCTGCTTCTCCATATAAATCCCCGCAACTTATTATACTATTACATAACGTTCGTTCTTGTATTTTTTCACATCCCGCTTTTGTATTTGAATATTCTCCCTTCTCACATACATCCGTTAATGGTGCTGTACCCTCCTTATTTGATGTTGTATAAGCCCCTGATGAACCACAATAACCACATTTTCCATCATTCAAATCTCCACATTTACTTACCATTATACAATCTTTTTGAGTTTTAGACATATCTGTCTCTTTCATTACATTCACCTCTGCTTTTTCTAACTTTCTTATATTTCCTGATAAATCCTTTTTATCCTGATAATCCCAACCTGCCTTTCCTAATTTTTTAAATTGGGTCAATTCTTTTCCTATATCCATCATCCCCATTGGATCATCCTCTCTTTGGTCAAAATGTCTCTTTCTATCTTTTATATAATCCATCTCCATTGTTGCTTGTTTATCAAAAGCAGGCATCGAAGGCATCGTCATTCCCTCTATGAAACTTGACCCTACATTTTTAAATGCTTTACTTCCATCTTTTTGTGCTTGTCCTTTCGCTTTTTCATATTCACTCAATCCTGCTTCTTCATAATCACCCTTTTCGATTAATTTTGTTCTCTCTTCTTTCTCCATTCCTCCATATGGTCTCTTATTTGGGTCTATATCCATATTAGGAAAAGGAGTGCATCTATGGACTTTCCAACACTGATTATAAATTAAATATACCAATATCGCCACTGCTATTAATCCTAAAATTAAGAGTTTCATGTATATATATTAATTATTATATAATTAATTATCGATAATTAATTATATTTTTAATTATTCATTTAAAAGATACTACTATCTCTATTTCCTCTCTTTTTATACTCTTTGATGCTGATACAGACAACTCCTCTCGAGTTTTTCGTGTTTGTTTTCCTTTACTATCCTTATCTTTTCTATTTTTTGTCGTACTATTTCTCTTATTCATATCTTTATTTATATCATCATAATGCTTCTCTATATATTCTATTATCTTATTATCTAATACCCATCTAAAAAAATTTAATTGTCCTATAGTTGTTTGTATGTAACTATCATTCTTATAAGGTATATTTATTCTATCCCAACGACAAAATGGATCAAATCTTTTCTTTGAATATGCTTTCAATTTTAATTTATAGTCTATATATACTTTAAATCTATATTCTTCTCCATTTCCTCTCTTTAACATATATACCGTAAAATACTTTTTACTATAATTTGTCGCAAACCAATCTATCAATCTTAATGATATTTGTGATTCTCCATTTATTATATTCAAGATTTTCTCTAAATTTCCATTCTTATTATAATAATCTATCAAATTTGTTAACAATAAACTATTTTGCGTTTGTAAATGTTCATGAGACATATAATCATTATTAATAACCTGTTTTTATATTATTATTTACTTTATTCTTAAATATTGTTAATGACTTCAAATTTATTTCTAATTCTCCCAATTCTGTTACGCTTATCATTAAATCTAATAATCCACCTATCACTAACAACCACATCACTATTTTATAATATTTATTGTATTGTAAATAAGATAATATAAAAAACCAAGGTACAGCCATCGTATCCTTCAATTTATATAATTTCATTTATAATAATACTATATTATTCATTTTTAAAATTGCTTATCTTTGGTCTTAAAAATTCATCTTCTATCTTTAAATCTTCTAAATAATCATTTCCTACCATATATGGATTCACTGATATACTCGCTGTTGGATCTCTACTAGCTATCCTATCTGCTACTATTGATTTACTATTCACAGCATTCTTAATTAAACTTTTCTCTAATTCACCTTGTTCAAATATTTCTTTGTTTTCTATTTGTGATTTATACATTAAATTATGCGTCCCTCTCCAAGAACTAACTTTATATACATTTTTACTCATTTACTATTATTGTATAAAAATTATATAAACATTTTTACACAATATATATTAATACTATGGATGATAAAGATAAAAATAAATTATACTTAATGACTTCTTTACTTGATTCCGCCATAATCTATATCTTAATTAAAAAAAATTTACATTTTTTAGATAAATCTTTTTTTATAGCTACATTGCTCACTCATGCAACTTTTTTTTATGCATTGAAAAATAACAAAAGAAAAATACTTGATTTTCTTCATTATTTTGTTTTTATTCTACCTATATGCTCTTTATTCACCAAATCTCTTTATCCTAAAATATTATCCCTTTTTTTATTAATTATTATACAATTTTTATGGGTTATTGAAAATAGATGTATTTTAAATGAAAAAAATCAAGATTTTGGTTTCGGTGACTATACTAGTATAGCTACAATCACATTAAATACATTACTTTCATTTCAAATTGGTAAATTAATATAATATTCATAATTAATATATGCTGTTTAAACATAGATTAATTTCTACTGCTACATTATTAATTCTTGATTTTCTTTGGATCGGATTATACATGGGTTCAAGATACAGCACCATGATTAAAAAAATACAAGGAACCGCCATGAAAACCAATATGTTATATGCTGTTATTGCTTATACATTAATGGTTATTGGTTTGAATTTATTTGTTTTACCTAATATTAATGTTAAAAAAGTCACCATTAAAGACTGTCTTACTTATGGTTTTATGTTTGGATTAGTTTTATATGGTGTGTATGACTTTACTATAGGTGCTGTTCTTGAAAAATGGAGTATGTCCCTTGCCTTACTTGATGTTTTATGGGGCGGATTTGTTTACTTTATGTCTTGTTACATTCTTAAATTTATCAATTAAATAATATATTTAAATACATCATAATTTATTTAAATATATGTTCTTTGAAGATGATTTGCCCGACCCTGATTTTATTGTTGATGATAATGTTCACGTTCTTTTTTTATCTAGTTTGTTTTTAGCAATTATTTCCTACGTCTTCTTTTCTTAGTTTTACTTCTCTTTCTTCTACGTTTTCTTTTTTTACGAGATTTACGTGTTTTTCTTCTAGATTTACGTCTTTTACGACCACCTTCAAGTAATTTTCCAATCATTGTCTCGTCTACTAGCGACGAATCTGATGATCTTTTTGCGCTTTTTGCCATCTGTTCTTGTTCGTGTTTGGGTATACCAAGGCTTTTTAATCCATCTGCAATCTTTTTCTGTAGTTTTGTATATATTATTTTAAGCTTATTAATTCTATTCTTAACAATCTCCCACTTTTGAAGCGTTGCAAATTCAGCGTTTTCGTGATCTTCTTTTTTCTTCTTCTTTCTAGCTTCAAGTTCTTGAACTTTTTTTTTACTATGCGTAAGTTTATAAATTTTCGAGGCTTCAGCAGAGTAATGTTTTAACGATTGTTGGCTATATAGATCATCCAATTGTTGCAATTCTTCTCTCAGTTCCGGGATCAATTCTTCAATAGAAAAAAATTGTAACATCATAACCTCAACTTTTGCTTTCTCGTTTTCCTTGTTTTCACTCATATATATATATATATCTAAAGATAATTATATATATATATATTCAGTTTATCGCCTTTTTCTTTTAGTTTTTTTTCTCTTTCTTCTTTTTTTTCTTTTACTTTTTTTACAGCTTTTCTTTCTTAGTAATTTTCTTAATCTTTTTATTTCATGACAATTACAATGTCGGCACGATTTTGGACAACCGCATTTACTTACAGATACACCACAACAATTTTTTGGACACATTAGTTTCCTACTTTTTCTACCCATTCTTTTATTACGCTTAGATTTTTTTCTTCCCCCAAAATAGACATTTGCTGTAGGACCAAGTTTGCGAAGGGCCTGAAATGTTTTCGTCCTATCTTTGATATCCTTATCTGTAAATTGTGGTTGATGTTTGTATTGTGAGTTTTTTAGTTTTTCTTCTAATTTTTTCCAATGCTCCAGTAACTTCTTCTTCTTCCATGCGACATCATCTAAAACAGGTTCCGCATTTTTCTTAAATTCAGTATCTAATAATTCAATAGCAATTATTGTATTAGATATTTGATTACTCAAAAATTGTAAATTCTGTTTCAAACTTTCTTTCTCACTTTGATTTTTAGCATTGATTAACATTTTATTAACATTAATGTATTGTTCATTTAATAAATCTAAATATTCTTTTTTTTCTTGTAAGCTTTTTTTTTGGTCAATAGCTATTTCTTGTGTATCTAATGCGACAAATTCACTCATTAATATATTATATTAATATTTTTTAATAATACGCATTTGTTTGGCGAATTTAAATTTCTCATCGTCCATAGTTCCTTTTTTTACGTTACATTCTAAACAAGATACTACTACGTTATCTCTATTATGCCCTTGTTCATTATCTAATCTATCTAACGTCCATTGTTTTTTCTCGCGTATATTTTCATACATTAATTTACATTCACATCTACAATAATAACATTTTAATTTTGATACTACTAATTTTTCTAATAATTCATCATAAGATATAAAATAACGTTTATCAAATACCTCTTTTTTCCTATCTTGATTTTTATATCCTCTTAATTTTCTTTGTACTTCTTTTTTTATATATTCTTTTCCCTCATACTCTTCATCTAAATATAAACGATTTATATATTCTATTTGTTTTTTCATATCAATATCTTTAAATAGGTCTAATTTATTCCATTTTTCTGATTCTACTCTTTTTTTATCATTATTGGATAATGAATCTACATTTCTTTTTCCTGTTATTACTATTTTTTTCGACATATATAATATAAAGAAAACTACTTGAACTCTTTTCCTTATAATATATATATGAATGAAGAAGTTGTAGAAACACCAAATATAAATATTGAAATCAAAGAAAAAAAAACTAAAAAAACTAAAAATACAGATGAATGTCTAGAATTAAAAAATATCAAATATCAAACTATGCTTATAAATAATAATAACAATAATCCTGTTGTTAAAGAAAAAATTAATAATATTGATAATTTTCTTGACCAGGAAAAAAAACATAATCAAAAACAACCTTGGTGTAAATTAGGCAACGGAACTAAAATTAGAAAAATAAATGAATATGTTAATGAATATTCTATTAAAAATAAATTAAATGATGAAGAAAAAAAAAAGTTAAAAGGTTATCTTAAAAAATCAATGGAACGAAAAAAGTTACAAAGGGTTAAAGATGTTCAATACGATATTGAAAATCAAAAAATTATTAATATTCCTGGACTATTATATCACAAAGATAAAAATAAGTTTACACTTAAAAATCTAGATAAAAATTCTTCTACCTTAAAATCCTTAGCACCAAAAAGAAGAAAACATAAAAAGAAAATTAAAAAAAATACAAATACTTCTACAAATTAATTATAAAATTGATATAAAACTAAAATCTTATATCAATTAACTATATGCGAATATGTTGGAATGAATTACCTCAGTTACAAAATATCATGTCACATATTAAACCTGAAGAAGAAGAAGACTTTAGATTAACTCAAGATTACTACGATTTAAAAGAAACTATCTGGATTTTTGTTGATGATTACATCAAAAATAATATTACAATCTATAAAGATAAACATTTTGATGATATAATACGTGAAAATATATATGAATCTATGTATTGTTGTTATTATGATATTTTCAATGAATTAGAGTTAAAAGTTAATGTTG